GTCGATCTCACCCATCAAGTCGGCGAGACCGCGCTCGGTACTGCTCGCGAACCAGTGCCACGACCCCGGGTAGGCGACGGTTCGGAGCAACGCCGCGAACTCACGCGTGCGTTGCTGCGCGCGCCGCACGTCGACGACGTAGTAGAGTCCCTCGTCCTCCAACAGCGTGAGCCCGACGCTGTGGCACGCACTCGTCTTGCTCGTGTACGCGAGGTCAACTCCTTTGCCCACGCGGTAACGCGCAGGGAGGCGGTCGTAGAACCGAACCATGTCCGCGCGAAAGACGGCGTTGCCGCGGCCGCGCGGCTGCCCCATCCAGAGGCTCCACCAATCGTATTCGTTCGCGCGGTGCTGCTCCAAGAAGGAGAGCGGTCGCCGGTGCCATAGCGGTCGACCGTCGGGCAAGATCGCGGGGAGGTTGATGTGCTCCCATCGCGGGGTACCGTCCTCGCGTCGCTCCTTCGCCAGCGTGCCGATGAGATCGTCGGGGTGCCAGCGTGTGGCGTTGACAATGACGCTCGCGCCCGGATGCACGCGCGTCATCGCAGTGCTCGTGAACCAGTCCCGCACTCGCGCGCGCTGCAGCGGGCTCTCGGCGTCGCGCCGGTCCTTGTGCGGGTCGTCGACGATGAGGAGCTTTGCTGGGCTACCGGTCACGGCGCTGCCTACGCCTCGCGCGCGAAGGCCACCGCCCTCCGCCGTCAGCCACGCGCTCATAGCGTCGGCGTCCTTGCGGGTGCTCACGCCCGCGCGCCGCGCGTAGTCGCGGCACTCGCGGCTCTTGTCCCGCGCGACGGCGTCGCCGTAACTCGTGTAGATGACGGGCGTGTGCGGTCGCCTGCCGAGAAGCTGCGCGATGCCGTGCAAGATCGTGAACGTCTTGCCGAACTGAGGCGGCACGCTCACGAGCGCGCGCACTTCCTCGCCTTGAGTGATGCGGTCGAAGAGCTTGGCGATGGGGCGAAGATGCTCGGGCCGCTCCGTGGCCTCGCCCATGACCGAGGGCGTGAGCGCGGGGATGAAGTCCAGCAGCGGGAGGTCGATGAGCCTAGTGCGTTCGCTCGCGATCTCGTTCGCCGTCGCGCGCCGGATCATCTCCGAGCGCGCGAGCGCCATCCACTGCCACTGCTCCTCCTCGGGCGATAGGCGAGAAGTCCCCGCTCGCGATCTTCCGTAGTTCGTCATCGGTCATGTCGCGCACGGCCGCAGCGTTTGGCGGCACCGAGACCTCGTGTCGGATGGGAGCGTTCGCGCCCGTGAGCTTGGCCAGCGACTCGCCGATGCGCGTGAGCAGATCGTGCAGTCCCCGGATCGCGTTCGTGTACGCGACCGCGTGCCGGTGGTCGTCCGGCGAGAGCTGCGACAGTCGGCGCTTCAGGTCGCCGATGATCGTGTGCGCGTCCAGCTCCCGCGACTCCAGCGCCATGATCTGCCGCTGCCGGTGCTGCTCGGCGTCGTCGCGGGGGATGGCGGCGATGGCGTCGCGCACCACCTTCGCCGCCGTCGCCGGCGAGACCCCGAGCCGCTTCGCGATGGCGTCGTAGCTCGCGCCGTTGCGCCTCAGGAAGAGCGCCTCGGCCGCGCGCTCCGCCGTGGCGATCTGCTGCCGGTCGTTGTGCAGCGCCGCCGCCCTTCGCTTGCGGCGCGGCGGAGGGTCTGGCGCGAGCTTGTCCGCGACGGCCCGGCGTACACGTTTCGCCACTCGTCGCTCCAACTCTCGGGCTCTACGCTCCTCGTCGTCGCGTTCGGCTCGTTCTCTATCCGGTGCCGGCATCGTGCCGACCAACCGCCTACCAACCATTCCGCACGTCCCTACCCTGATGGGGTCGGGAGGGGGGTTACGCTCGTGTGCTGGGCAGGGATAAACCTCAGTAAACCCTGCGTGAGGTTTCTCGCGTTTTGGGGTGTGGTGGCGCCGACGTTTACCCGGGTAGACGCGTCAGCGGCCGCGGCGTCGTCTCGCCGCGCGTCAGCGCCGCTCGTGGCGGTTGCCCGATCATCGTCGCTTCAGCTCCTCGCGCAGCCGCGCGTTCTCTGCCCGTAGATCGCGCAGCACCCGCGACGTCGCCGGGCCGGGGTCTCCGTCCTCGAAGAACATCCGACGGCCCCACCCCTCGGTCGCGCGCGCGAGCGCGGTCACGAGCAGCATCCGCTCGGCGTGCTCGGCGTACTCGTCCACGCGCACGGCGGCGAACGCGATCCGAAGCGAGCGCGCGCGTGGGTGCAGCTCCAACACGCCCCATCGCGTGGGAACGTCGTCGCGCGTGAGCATCCCCGCCGGCGCCGCGAACCAACGCATCTGACCCATCCCCTGCTCGCGCCGACGCCGGAACCACTTGGCGCGGTCGCGCAGGAAGTCGGCGCGCGAGACCTTGCACTCCACGAGCGACGACGTGCCGTTGCCCCGCCAGCCGATGGCGTCCGGCTGCTCCGTGGTCGCGAGCGTGCGCACGTCCGAGAGCACGACGCGGTGACCCGTGCGACGGAGCCACCGCGCCGCGAGCGCGACCATCTGCTCATGCGTCGTCGGCGCCATCTCGCCTCCGCTTGATCTCGCGCGCGCGCTCTAGCGCGTACCGGAGTCGCACCGGCTTGGCGAACACCGTGTCGACCTCCGCCTCGTCTATCGCGAGCCCGAGCAGGAAGTGGACGCAGCAGGCGGCGTGCGCGAGGTGGTGAAGGCCCGTGTCCGGGTCGACGATCTCACCAACGCGCCACGCCTCCACGTGACGCATCAGCGCGTCCATGTACCGCTTCGTCGACACGCCGCGCCAATTGCCGTCACCGTACAGCTCCGCGCCGTACGTGAGCACCGCCACCATCTCCGCGTGCGCATGCGCGTCGACGAGGTCGTATCGTAGCTTGTTTTCGTCGAACTTCTTGCCTTCACCGCTCGCCTTCGCCTTGCTCATGTTCGTCGCCCCTTCTTCTTTGTCACCGACTTGCGCTTGTTGCGGTCGAGGCGCGAGAGCACGCCGCCTTTGGTGATGCGCGCCTTGGCGATTCTTACCCGTCACCACACCAGCAAGTCGCCGACGCGACCCTTCCTCGCGGCGTGACCGCCCACGCTCCTCTGACCCATCACCTCCCGGATCTGGAACCCGGTGCGGTAGAGCCGGCGCGACTCGTCGGTGTCGCTGTTGCTGATGAGCACGTGCACCCCCTCACGCTTGAGCGCGAGCGCAAGATCGCGGAGCCGCTGGTGGTCGCCGAGCCCGAACCCGTCGCTCGTGTACGCCGTGAACTCCGCGCCCGTGCGCGTGAGGTAGGGCGGGTCGAAGTAGACGAAGTCGCCGGCGACGGGCCGTGGCCTTATCGACAGCGCCGCCTCGAAGTCGAGGCTCGTTATGCTCGCGTCGGCGAGCGCCGCCGCGGCCCGGCGCAGGTTGTCGGCGTCGCAGATGGTCGGGTTGGCGTAGTGCCCGAACGGCACGTTGAAGTCGCCGCTCTTGTTCACGCGGTAGAGCCCGTTGAAGCAGACGTGGTTGACGTAGATCATCCACGCCGCGACCGTCGCCGGGTCCTCGGTGCGCGGTCGCGCGCGCTCGCGCAGGTAGCATGCCTCGTCGTTGCGCTTGCGCCTCAGCCGGCGCACGACCGCCTCCACGTCGTCGCGCACGGCCGCGTACGTCGTCATGAGCCGGGCGTTGGCGTCGTTCAGGTGCGCGCGCCGGATCCGCCCCCTGTTGTAGAGCGAGAAGAAGAGCGCGCCCCCGCCCACGAACGGCTCGTAGTAGGTGCCGAAGTGCGCGGGCACGTACTCGTGCTCGACGAGCCGCGGCAAGAGCGAACGCTTGCCACCCGCCCACTTCACGAACGGGCGCGCGTCCACGTCCGGGATCTTCGGCATCACTCGCCCCCTCGGTCTCGCGCCGTCTTGCGCCGTAGCTCGGTGATGATCTCCTCGGTCCGGCCTGGCCACGGCTCCGCGCCCGCGTCCCCGATCGCAGCCGCCGCGCGCGGCAACACGCGCATAAACACCGTGGTCATGGCGTGGGCGTAGTCGGAGGCGAGCGGCGCCTTGAGCGACGCCGCGCTGAGCGCCGCCAACACCTCCGCATCCGTCCCCGCGCGCACGCACTCGCGCCGCTTCACGCGCCCGAGCAGCTCCCGGCAGTGGCTCCGGTACACGTCCTCGGAGAACGCAGATAGCTCCCCGGGGTAGAGGTCCTTGAACGCGGCGTTGAGCGACTTGCGCCGACGCGGGCAGCTCGCGATCGCGCGAGCGATCTCCTCCTCGGCGATGGCCATGCAGTCGAACGCGCGCGACAACGCGCCGGCGATGCCTGGCGCGGCGCCGGCGTCGAGCAGTAGCTCGCCCGCGTTTACCCGGGTAGACGCACTCACCACTCCACCTCGGGGTCGGGCACACGGTCGCCGATCTCCAGGATGCCGTCGGCGCTCTGCTCCGCGCGGAAGTAACCGGTGCGCCGTTCGCCTCGCGCGAACCGCTTCGACGCCGCGCCGGTGAGCGCGACCACGGCGCCGCGCTTGTCGGTGACCACGGCACCGCCGTCGTCGTCCACGGACACCTTCACGATCTGCCGCCACACGATCTTCTTCGGTGGCGGTTGCTTCGGATCATCGGCCATCATCGTGCATCCTCCTTGTCCTCGACAACGCGCACGTAGGCTCGGACGTCGGCGTGCCGCGCCAAGAAAAACCACACCGCGAGCAGCCCCGCCGCGCTCACGCCCACCACCACCCCGTCGAGGTCCCGAGCCCGGAACCTGCGCCTGCTCGCGATGTCGCCGTTCATGCCCGAGGGTTATGGCGCGCGGGCGTCAGCGTGGCGTCCTCGGTCGCGTGAGCGTCTTCGCCCGCTGCACGTGGCCGAGCACCGCCGCGGCGCCGATGGCGTCGTCGACCACGAGCCTCACCCCGCTCACTAGCTCCTCCAACGCGCGGAGATGGTCGAGCACCTCCTGCGACGTCGCCCCCGCGTCGATGAGCCGTTTGCCCGCCCGCGCGCCCGCGCCGATGTGCGTGAACACCTCCGCGATCTTTTTCCGCTGTCCGTCCGTCATCACCATCGTCACACCCTCCTTCGCTCTATCCCGTTCTGCCCCACCGAATCCGCCCCCCGAACTCGATGCCCACGACCACCTCCCCGGGGAAGCACTCCCGCTTCTCCCGCGTCTCCAGTCGCCACCAGAGGTTCCCGGCGTAGACCGGGACCAACCGCGTCCACCCCACGATGCGGCGCCTGAGCGCCCTCGTACGGCGTCGAATCTTTTCCCGGGGGCGAACCCACGCCGTACCCCTGATCGCCGCGTACAGGGCGCCCTGGGGGTGCCCGGGCCACGTCTCATCCGAGAGCCGCCACACCCGCGACTTCGGGACCGCGTCCGCATGCCACTCCGCGTCGACGAGGTTGTCGTAGGTGGCGACGGTCTCGGTGCCGTACGCCCCCTCGATCACGACCGCGTAGTCGTGGCGGGTCATGACCATTCGTCCCGGCGGTCACAACGGTCCAACAAGTCCTTGACCGCCTCGTCGGACGTCGAGCCGCGACCGACGGGCGACGCAGCGGCCCGGCGCCACCCGAACCACGCCCGCCATTCGCAGTAGCCACCGTCGAGACGCGGCTCGACCATCAGCGGCCCGTAACGGAGCACTCCCTTGCTGAGTCGGTTCATGGTGTCACCACCTCCATCACCATCCACACTTCCACCCCGCGCGTCCACGTCGTGCCCGCGGGCGCGCCGAGCACGGCGCGCTCGACGTCGCTGAGGGGCACGCGCGCGAGCGCGCCAGCGATCACCGCCCCCTGCTCGCGTGCGTGCCCGTCGTCGCGCGCGCGTACGTGTCGGGCAATGGTGGTGCCGTCGTCGGCGCGGAGGAGGACCACGTACGGCTTCACGACTCCCACCCCAGCGTTACCTCGGCGCACCCCGCGAACATGGTATCGCGGCCGCTCGCGCTCCGCACGTGGTGGACACCGCTAAGCGCACCATCGCGTCGGACGTAGGTGTACATGTTCCCGCTCGCGCACGTGAACTTCTGCCCGGGCGTGAGCGTGTCCATCCGGTACCGCTGCTGCTTCGTCTCCATCGTTCGCCTTCCTCTTTCTCCTCGTCACGTTTACCCGGGTAGACGCGCGCGTGTCGCGCGGTCGCGTCGGATGCGATCGGTGCAGGACGCGTAAGCGTCGCGCATGCGGTCGAGCACGCGCCCCATCACCGCATCCACGCTCCCGGTGCGGAGCACCTTCGGGAGCTTGCACACGCCGCGCCCCGGCGCGCCACCGCCGGGCTCGTAGACGGCGCAGACCCGGATCGCGTCCGCACCCCGCGCCCGCGCTCGCGCCGCGCCCTCGCGCACGCTCGTGTACACGAGCACGACGTAGCGGGGGTCGGAGGCGTGCGCGCGCCGGTACACGACCTCACGGCGCGGGCACGTGCGCTCGAACCCCTTCGACTCCAGGAACGCGAACAGCGCCTCGGCGGGAACCTCGACGTAGCGGTCGCCGGCGCCCATCACGACACCACCTTGGCGCCCACGGCGTAGGCGTGGTCCTCGCTCGGGTGCTCGCAGGAGCCGCAGGCCTTGCAGGCGTAGCGGCCCTGGAAGGCGTTCACGCCGTTCGCCGCCGCCAGCTCGCGGATGGCCTTCGCGAAGTCCTCGGCGCCGGCGAGCGTCCGCGGCTTCGCCAGCTCGATGCGGAGCGAGACGAGGATCGCGTGCGCCTGCGTCATGAACTCGCGGCGCGTCCAGCCGTGCTCGCGGTCGCGGCCGCCCTTCGGGCAGCTAAACACGCTGTCCGAGCTGCCGGCGGCGCAGAGCGCGTAGTGGTAGGCGTCCTGGAGGCTGACCGGGCAGAAGTTCGGGGCGAGGTTCATGGCGACTTTCTCCGTTTCCGTCGGCGACCGCCGCCGACAAAACAACAATGAACCACCGCGCGCCGGCGCGCAACACTTTTTCGCCCCGACCCCTACTTTTTTTTCAGGCGCCCGCAAACGCGGCCCGAGGGCATGGTGGTGGTGTGGTTGGCGCCGGCGCCGCTCACGACGCCACCGCCGCGAGCACGCTCGCCGACCGGTCGATGGCGCGCTCGCGGCGTTCCCAGTCCGACATGAGCGCGCGCTTGCACGTGGTGGCGATGAGATCGGCGCCGGCGGCGCGCAGGCGGTCACGCCACTGCGCGACCTCGCCCGCGGTCACGCACGCGTGGCGGTCGACGGTGAGCAGGCGCTCGACGTGCTCGACCGCATCGCGGAACTTAGCGACGGGGACGACCGACGCGGTGGCGGACACGGTGGCGAAGGCGGGGATGCTCATGGTCTGCTTGCTCCTTTTCGCGTCCGGGTCATCCCGTCCGACAAGTCAACAATGAACTATTGCGCGCCGACGCGCAACACTTTTTCTGCCCGACCCCTCACTTTTTTTCGAGGCCCCAGAAAAACGCGGCGACGGCGCGCGCGGCAGCGACCCACGCCCGGGGCGAGCGGTCGCGCCCGAGCCGCCGCGCGGCGAACGAGTCGAACTCCTCGCGCCCGATGCCGTACTCGTTGCAGATCTCCCACCGATACCCGCGGTAGCTCGCGCGCGCGCCATCGGCCTCGCGCCGCGCGTCTGCCGCCGCCTCCTCGGCGCTGATGAACACCCGCCCCAACCCCCGGCAGTCGGCGCAGGACGCCTCGTAGACGTCGCCCGCACCCTGGTCGAAGGTGCGGGGGTCGTAGGGGCGGCGAGGCCCACCACGGCCCCGCTGCGCGTAGCAACCGCGCCCCCAGCACCCGGTGCAGGGGCGGGACGGCACGTCATGGGAGAGCGCGCTCACGCCCACGCCTCGGGTCGCCACGTCTCGCCGTCGACCGTGATCGCGCCGGGCTCGTGCGCGTGCGCGGGCACGTACACGGTCGCGCCCTCGGTCGCGGCCGCGTGTCGCCTGGCCTCGGCGATGCTGCCGAAGACGCGAGCCCCCGCTCGACCGACGACGAGCGCGGGGATGGTGTTGCGGGTGTGCGTCCTCACGACGCCCCGATCGTGACAACGATGCGCCCGTGCGGGCGCGTGCGCTCGACGTCGACCGTGATGCCGGCCTCGCGCAGCCGGGCGAGCAGCGCCTCGCGTGACGCCTTGTAGCGCGCGCTGTAGCGCGCGGCCTTGCCCCTGAGCGTGGAGCCGCTCCATGCTTCCTCGCCACGCAACAGCGCGGCCTGGTAGACGCCGCGGGCGCACGCATGCGCGCGCGTGGCGACGTCGGGGCGGATGATCGTATAAGCGCTCACCGCGACACCCCCTTGCGCGCGGCCTTGCGCGCGGCCTTCTTCTCGGCGGCGATCTGCGCGTCCGCCGCCTTGCGCGCCGGCAGCGTGAGCGTGCGCTCGCGCACCACGCGCAGCCCGAGGCACGGCACCTTCACGCGGTCCACGTCCACCTTGCCGGCGGCGTTCACAGCGCCGCCCCAGCCTTCCGCATCGCGGCCTCGATCGACTGCACCATGTCGTGCCCCTTGGGCGTGGTGCGCACAACGAAGCCGCTGCTCGTCACCAGCCCGGCGCCGCGCGCGATGTCGAGCACCGCGCGGAACGTGGGGAGATCACACCGGTTCATCAGCGCCGCGTACATGACGCCCTCGGGCGCGCCGCCCGGCGTCGAATCGGCCGCGCACAAGATCGCGCACAAGATCGCATTCGCTTCCTGCCTCGTCATCGCGTCACCCCTTCCTCTTCTCGCCGCTGTCCCTGCACGTACTCGACGCCCCGTGACGCCTACGTCGACGCCAATGTTGCCCACGCCACGGCGCGGAGGGTCGCCATCGCCGCGTCCTGCTCGGTCTTGGAATCGCCGCCCTCGCTCAACTCGATGCGCACGAGGGCGCGGTGGACGTCGGGCACGACCACCCAGCTTGCCCCGGTGGGGGTCCGTCGCTCGATGCGCGCGGCGAGGTCGTAGACCGCCGCCGCGACCTCGCGGTGGTGGGCCGACCGCACCCAGTCACGGTTGAGCGCGTACACGGGCTGCGGGTTACCGTACCGGCTCTCGTTGATCTCGATCCCCATCTCGCACCTCCTACCGGGGGCGACTCAGTGCCGCCCCACTAGAGATACGATAAAGCATCGCGCGCCGACGCGCAACACTTTTCTTTACGCCTGCCCAGCTATGGCTTGCGCCGGCGCGTCGGGACCGCCTTCTTCTTGCGATCGAGTCGCGAGAGCACACCGCCGCGAGTGATGCGCGCCCTCGCGATCGTGATGTACTCAGCTTCCCGTTCAATGCCCACGACCTCATCCCATCCCGCTTGCAGGCACCCGATCATCTCCGACCCCGACCCCGAGAACGGGACCAAGATCCTGCGCGGCCGATTCGGATTCGGTGGTGGGAGAATGAGTGTCGCGAGGTAGCGGATTAGATCGATGGGCTTGACCGTCGGGTGTGTGTTGGCTCGCGTGGCTTTCCCGCGCCCGCCGTCGCGAAGGGTGTCGGTGCCCTTCGCGACGGCGGGCGCAAGCTCATCGCATCCCGCTTCACGTTGGAACGCATCGGCCTTAGCCGTGTAGAAGAAACGGGAAGCGCCACCGCTGTCTGCGTAGACGCCGCCACCCGCCCGCTTGTTTCCGAACATGGAACCGCGCGTTCGGTCTGGACTGGCCGGGTGCGTGTGGGATGTGAGTGGGTCCGCGCGTCCGAACAACGTGCTCGGCCGGTCCCCCGTCTGCGCGTCGAGCGCCGCGGCGGCCTCCGCGTCTAAGATGACGTTCGCGGGCCAGCGGCCGACCGCGTCTGGCTTCGGGTCGCGCGCGTAGTTCGCGCCGGACATCGCAATATTCTCACTGGCCTTGCTACCTGACGAGGACCAACCGCTCGTGTCCCCGGGCTGTTTTTCGATACGGCACGCATCAATCGCCAGCGCGCCGCACCCCCACCGTTGCACGTTCTCTGCGACGGTGCCGTCGAGTGACTTGCGCGCGAGCACGATGGGCTCGTGTGCTGGCTTGAGCGCGGTGCCGTAGCCTTGCCACACGCGTGCGGCGTCGGTAGCGGGCGCTGTGATGTCGATGAACCCCGCCCGAACCTTGCCGCCGATCAGGTTGCCGTGACCTAGACCCTTGCCCTGCGCCGCGTTGGTCACGTGCTTTTGTCCCACTACCTTCCGCGCCGCACCCACAGCCTTATCGATCGCCTTGCTCACGTCGAGCGACTTCGGAAACCCCGACCCGTACATCCACATCAGACAATCGCGTAGCTCAAAGCCCCCGTCCTCAACCGCGCACGCCACTCGATGAAACGTGCGCGAACCGCCAAAGATCATCGCGTGCGCGCCGGGACGAAGTACGCGCAACACCTCTGCCCATAGCATCGCGTTTGGAACCTGGTAATCCCACGCCCTGCCCATGAACGAAAGACCGTAGGGAGGATCGCACAAGCATGCGTCAAAGCTCTCCGCCTCCAACTGCGTCTTGCACACGCGCCGCACGTCGCCGTGCATGATGTCCCAGCTCTTGCCCATCACGTTACCGTCTTGCGCGCTTCTTCTTGTTTGAACCGGGAATCGGCTTGGTAGTAGCCGCCGGCTTACGCTTCACACCAAGACCAAGCGCGAAAGCGACGACGTCCCCGCTCTTCTTCTTCTCGACGTCGGTGCGCTCGGCGAGGAGTTTCTTGACCGCATCGCGCCCGGCCTCGGTCTCGAACTCCAGAGCCAGCGTCGGGCTGCGCCCGAAGGACGGCACGGGGTCGCGCGCGCCCGCGTCCACGATCTGCCCGAGGTCGGGCTCGATCACACGCATGTACTTCATGACGTCGTCGAGCGCGAACCCGTAGCGCAGCGACTCGTCGGGGTCGAACGCGTGCTCGCGGTGGATGTCGAGCAGTAGCTCGCCGATCATGTGCGCATCGGGCGAGCCGTGGATGTGTTGCAGCTTGAGGTTGAGACGCTTGGCCGCGGCGTCGTCCACGTCGAGGACGATGCACGGGATCTCGGGGATGGCGGCGCCGCTCTCGATCGCGATCTCCCTGACCGCGCGGACCCGGTGGTGACCGGCGATGATCCGCATCCCCGTCTTCTGCACCGTCACCGACTCCGCGAACCCGTGCTCGCGAATGCTCTCCTTGAGCGCCTCGTATTCCTCCGGGCGCATCTTGTTCGGGTTGTACGCCGCGGGCGCGAGCGCTGCCGCGCTCACCATCGTCGGCTTGTGAATGATCGCCCCATCCTCGTCGTCGTGCACGTTCACCATCCTCCTACTCCCCCAAAAACGTGAGGGCCACACCGCCCTCTAGCATGACACCGTGGTTCATCGTCACGAAGGCGTCGATCTGATCCTCGGTCCACTTGTTCGCCGGCGGTCCGAGCCGGCGCACGTTGCGCATCGTGAACGGCTTCACGCCCGCGCGCGGCAGCTTCTGCAACATGGTCTTGCGCGCGGTCGACGCCGTCACAGGCGTGGGCGATCGGCCGCTGCGCCGGAACAGCTCCAACTTCACCACGCCCCCGACCTCACCGAGCGAGTGCGCGCGTTTGCTCATCGACGAGAACGCGTACTCCTCGACGTAGACGGCGTCGGCGCCCTCGCAGAAGTCGGCGATGGCGGTGGCGATGAGATCGAGCCGGCGCGCGTACGCCTCCGGCTCCGAGCCCGCGCTCAGGTCCTGACCGACCACGCGCGTGATCACGTCCTCCAGGTCACCGTCCCACGGCAACGTCACCCGCGCCGCCGCCGCCGCGCGCAGCGACAGGTCGAGCCCGACCACGACGCGCCGGCTCACGCCGTCACCCGGATCGCGCGCGCGCCGTCGCGACCGACCACGACCTCGATGCGGCCCGGGTACATGTCGACGACATCGTTCGAGTGACTGACCACGATCGCTTGCCTCCACGTGCCCGCGCCCAAGAGCCGCACCAGCTGCCCCGCGAGCGCGCGCCTGTTGGTACGGTCGCACGCGGCCAGGGGTTCGTCCAGCATCGCCGTCGCCCACGGCGACTGCCGCTTGCGGAGCAGCCACGCCCCGGCCGCGAGCTGCAGCGCCACGCCCGCGATCCCGTCCGCGGCCCCGCTCCGGTCCGACAGCTCGAAGTCGAGCCGGCGCACGACGGCGGCGCCGCGCTCCGCGCCGCAGCACGCGCACTCCCTGACCCGGAGCGTGGCCGGGAACGCGCGGCCGCACACCTCGCACGCGCGCGCCGCAGACTTGCCCGACCGCTCCCAGCGCGCCGCCACCGACAGGTCGATCCCGGACCCGGCCATGGTCGCGTTCGCGGCGTCGACGATGCCGGCGAGGGCGCGCTCGCCGATGCGTCGCTGCGCGGCGCGGAACACGGACGCGGCCGCAGCCGCCGCCATCATCTCCGACTCGCACCAGCGCACGCGTTCGTTCAGCTTGAGCAGCTTCGACTCCAACCGCGCGCGGTGGTCGCGCGCCGCCTCCGCGTCGGCCACCGCCCGCACCGCGCGCGCATGCTCTTCCTCCAGCGACGCGAGCGCGAGCGCGTCTAGCGCGGGTGCTTGGGGTTGGTGCTTGAGCAACGCCTGCGCCGCCTTCACCTTGGGCAACATCTCGCGCGCACTCGCGCGTAGCCGCTCCACCGTGTGCTCGGCGTCGCGCTTCGCCCCCGCTAGCGCCGCCAACTCCTCGGCCGCCTCCGCCGCCGCCGCCGCCTTGTTCGCGAGCGCGCCGTGCTTCTCGCGGGCACGGGCAAGCACCGACGCGGCGCCGCTTCGGTCGGCGTTGATGCGCGCTCGCGCCGGGCACTCGATGTCGGCGACCGGGCACCGGCCATCGAACTCGCCGCGGGCGACGCGTGCGCGCTCGCCAACCTCGCGGCGCGCGAGCGCGGCGGCGGCCATCGCCTGTATCGACGCCTCGCGCGCGCTCGCGGCAGCAGCGTCCACGCCGTCGGGCAAGCCAGCAAGCGTCGCCGTCGCTTGCTTGCCCGCGCGCACGACGCCGTTGTACTCGGCGATCGCGGCCTCGGCCGCCGCCACGGCCTCGGCCTCGCCGGCCCGCTCGCGCTCGTACGCAAGCTTCTGCGCGAGCGCGTCCCGCGCCGCGACCAGCGGCTCCGTGGCAAGCGCCGGCACGTCCTCCAGCATGCCCACGATGGCGGTGCGCCGAGCCCGCAACGGCTCCAGCTCGTCGACGATGACGCGGACGCGCGCGGACGCCACCGCCACCGCCTGCTCCGCCGTCTCCATCCCGAACCACCCGCGCACGATCTCCATCCGGTGCGAGGGCTCGGTGCGGACGAACCGAGTCATCATCCCCTGCTCGAAGTAGGCGACGTTGCGGAAGTCGTCGGCGCTGAATCCGATGTGATTGAGCACGGCGGCGTCGGCCTCGGCCTGCGTCGCCTTGCCGGCCGCGCCCGTGAACGCCGACTGTGTGGGCTTGCCCCGTCGCCGCTCGCGCACGATCGCCGCCCCGTCCTCCAGCACCAGCTCGACCCTGCCCGCGGTCTCGCCACGCGTGATCCATCCGTCGGCGTCGAAGGCGCGGCTCGCCGCCGTCTTGCCCGTGAGCGCGTACTCGACCATCTCCAGCAAGAAAGACTTCCCTGACCAGTTGCTTCGGCCCGGGTCGGCGTCGTACCTGCCCGTGAGCGCGTACGCCACCGGCCCTAGCTCCACCACGTGGTCGCCGCGGAACGGCCCGGCGTTGCGCAAGATGATTGCCCGGATCATACCCCCACCTCGTCCAGCACCTCGGCGACGATCGCGACCACGCGCTCGTCGCCGTTCTCGCGCGCGAGCGCCGTCGCCTCCTCGCGCAAGTCGCCGACGACGTCGGCGGCGTTTACCCGGGTAGACGCGTCGGGCACGTCGGCGGCGCGGGACGCCGACAGCACCTTGACCGCGAGCGCGACCTTGGCCACGCGCTCGCGCCACTGACCGACCGCGTCCGGCGTCGTCCCCTCGGGCGGGCGCAGCCGGGCGTAAGCGCCGGCGACGGCACCCAAGTCCCCGCCCGGGTCCTCCAGCGTGACCAGCCGCGCCCCCTCGACCGGGAACACGCGGACGCTCGCGCTAGGACGGCGGTGGACGCGCCTTCTCATTCTCCCCCCACGACCACCCGGACCCCGGCGACGAGGCCCAGGACGCGCCCCCTAGGCGCGGCAACAGGCGGTGCCATGGCGTGGTCCACGATCGCGCGCGCCACCTCGGGCTCGCGTTGGAGCGCGAGCACGTCCACGGCGGGCACGGCGACGGTGATGTCGGCGCCGGGGTAGCCGGCTCGGCGGAACAGCGCGACCGCTTGCGCGGCGGCGTCGGCGAACGAGATCGTCATGCCCAGGGGTTATGGCGCGACGGTGTCGACGATGAGGAACCCGGGCTCGTTCTGCTCCTCGCCGAACCCGAGCCGCGCCATCGACCCGGGTACGATGACGGCGGGGCCGCCGTCGCCGAGGTCGACGGTCTGCCGCGCGTGGTAGTGACCGTTGAGCCGCACCGACGCCGCGCGCGTCAACCCCGCCGGGAACACGACCTCACGCCCGCGCGGCATGTCCTCCTCGCTGCCGGGGTGAATGCCCGGCAGCATCAGGTGTGCGGCGACGACTACGCGCCCGCGCGCGGGCCAGTGCGCGCGCACTGCCTCGGCCGCATCCGCGCCATGGCTCGCGGGCGTGAACGGGAGACAGAGCACCCACTCGTCCTCGCTCATCGGCACCGCACACGGTTGCGTCGCCACCCACACCCGCCCCGGGTACATCCACGACACCGCGAGCAGGGGGGCGAGCGTCGTCGTGCCGGTCCCGTCCTCACACACGTCGTGGTTGCCCGCGACCCAGATCGACCGCACGCCCTTGGCCGCGAGCCGCGTCGCCGTCATCAGCGCGAGCGTTACCGCGCGGTAGGAGTCGCCGCCCGTGTCCGGGTCGGTGAGGTCGCCGAGGAACAGGTACGCGTCCACGCGCTCGCTCAGCGCCACCTCGATCGTGCGCTCGACCGCCTCCGCGATCTCGATGTAGCGGCTTCGGCCGAGCGTGGTCCAGTCCGCATGCCAGTCCGAGGTGACAAGGTATCGCACGCGGTCACCCCTCCGTGTCCAGGTCCACCGGGCTCGCGCTCGCGAACTTCGCGCGCACCGCCGACTCCAGCTTCGCGAGCGCGGGCGCGTCCTTCGTCAGCGCGGCGACGGCGGCGTGGGCTCCGTTCCACTTCCGACCCTGCCACTGCATCCACCCACCGCCGCCCTTCGTCGACTTGCCGCCTTTGATCACGCCCAGGCGCACGCCGAGGTCGACGAGGTCGCGCGCGTGGTCGAACCCCTCGGGTACGAGCTTGCCGTTCGAGCTGTGGAAGTGGCAGATCGTGACCTTGTCCTCCTTGCCCGACACCTTCGACTTCTTGATCGTGACCCGGTGCCGCTCCCCGTACACGACCGGGCGCGACCCCTCGGTCTTGCCCGGCTTCTGCACGTAGGCCGCGCGCGTGATCTCTAGGTCGAGGCTCGCGTCGTAGTAGAGCGCGGAGCCACCGCCCGTCTTCGTGCGCTTGCGCGGCGGCGGCCGACCCGGCATCGCGCGCGGCGGCGGCGCGTCCGCGTCCTCGATCTCGCGCGCGATGATCACCATCGTGCACCCCGTCTGCTCCAGCAGTGGGATCAACTCGTCGCACCACGCCGCGTTCATCTGCGCCTTGTGTTGGTTCGCACGGTCGCGCGCCTTCTCGTCCTTGGCGTTCTTCGCCAACTCAAGCAGCTTCTCCCACTGGTCCTTGGGCACGAGCTTACGGATGCTGTCGACGACCACGAGTCCGCACGCGTCCGGGTGCACCTTGCCGCGCTTCCGTAGTTCGGCGACGCGGTTGCAGAACGTGCGGACGTCCACGCGCGTCTGCTCGTACGACGTCGGTCGCGCGCCCATGAACAGGGGCGAGTCGGCTTGGTCTTGGAGCGTGAGCCGGATGAACCCGCGTTCGAGCGTGCGCTCGGCGTCGACGAAGAAGACGGGGTTGCCGACCGTAAGAAACGATCGCACGAGCCCGAGCGTGAACATCGTCTTGCCCTCGCCCGAGGGTCCGTGCACGAGCGCGATGCGCTCGGTCGGCAACCCGCCGACGCGCACGCCGTGATCGAAGTCGGGGAAGATCGTCGGCACCGCCTTGACCTTGAGGAACACCTCCCCCGCGGGGCGGAAGCCAGTGAAGGCTGCCGCCACCGCGTGGAGGTCGTTCATCTGCTGGGTCTGAGCGGCGCGCTTGGTATGTACGCGCCTTCGCATTCTCTAGCCCTCGCCCCCTCAGAATGGGATGTCGTCGTCTTGGTTGTCGTCGTCGGCGTCGTCGGTGTCGTCGGCGTCGTCGTCGTCGTCGTCGTCGGCGTCGTCGGTGTCGTCGTCCGGCTCGGGTGCCGGCGCAGGCTTGCCGCCTCCGCCCTTGCCACCACCCTTCGCCTGACTCCGCGGACGGATCGGCGCCGGCTTCTCTTCTTCCTCCTCGTCCTCGTCGTCGGGCTCGTCCTCGACGTCGTAGACGTGGCCGCAGTGCGGGCACTTGTTCGCGCTGATCGGGTGCGGCTTGTTGCACGCGTCGCACCCGACCACTTCCTCCTCGCCGCCGTCATCGTCGGTGTCATCGTCGGTGTCGTCGCGCTCGTACTCGTCCGCGATCTCGGCCGCGCGCTTCGCCGCTGTCGCGTCCTCCTTCGCCCACTGCTTCTCTTGCTCCTTCGTCGGGAACAAGGTCGCCCACGGGATGCCCTCGATGCGTGAGTGCTTCTCCACGATCGCGAGCATCTGCTGCTGGTTGAACGGCGTGACGATGTCGGAGAGGTCGGGCGCGTCGCCGCGAATGACTTCGAGGATGCGCGGCGTGGGCTTGATCTTGAGCATGGCCGTGACCGCGTACTGCTTGCCCATCGGCTTCGATCGGTCGTACTTCCACTTGATGCAATACGGTCGCTTCATGATGTTGATCTGCGACCCGTCGAGCACCTCCGTGATCTTCTCCTTCACCTTCTCGCCGAGGTCCTTGGTTTCCTCCGAGACCTGAACCCCTCGCTCGGGCTTGTCGTTGTCGACGACGCACATCACCGAGCGGGGCTTGACCATCCCCGTTTCCTTCCACGCCTCCTTGGGGCTGATGCGCGCTTGCGCCATCGCCTTGAGCAGGTCCTCGGGCAAGTCGTCGCGGCCGAAGATGCCGCAGAACCCGCCGACGTGGATGGTGGTGTTCTCGTACTCCTCCGCCTCGGATACGAACTTGAAGAGCACGGCGCACGGGTCGAGCCCGAACGTTGCCGGCCCGCTCTGCCCCGCCGCCTTCAGCTCCTTGCCGTGCGCGTTGAGCACCCACTTGCCCGCCTTGGGGTTCTCCTTGTCCTTGGCCCACCGGTGCGTGGCGAGCCATCGCCAACACGCCTGCCACATGTACTCGGCCGACTTGCAGAGCCCGCACCGTTCCGGCGGAGACTTGCGCGGCGAGGACGGGTCGCCCTTGGTCTCCCGCCAGTACATCGTCTCCAGCACCGACTCGGTCTCATGACAAGTGTGGTTGCGGCTCCACACGTGCGCGACCTTGGCCTTGGTCTGCTTGTCCTCGATGACCACGATCATCGGGAACGGGTGCCGCCACACCGTCAGCGGCAGGCACTTGGTGTGGAGCCAGGTGTCGATCTCACCCTTGCCCGCGGCACCGCCCTTCCACCCCGACAACTTCTTCCCACCGCCACCTCCCGCCCCCGGCGACTTCGACCTTAGCCACGATTGCATGCTCGAATGTTGGGTCACGCCTCTGCTCATCGTCTTGCCTCGTTCTTCTTTCGTAGACGTCCGCCGACGGGCTTCCGCCGGGTGGACCGATCACGTTTAGGGTTATGGCGCGGACGCGTCAACCGCGGAGCTTCGACACCATGGCGTCGAGGTTGCGCATGCGCGCGAACCATAGATCGGACAAGCGTTCGAGCGCGCGCACCGTCAGCTCCACCGACCGCCGCCGCTCCTCCTGCGCCCGGTGCTCGTCCGGGAACATCACGCCCACGCGCGCCTTCACGTCCGCGTCCGTGATCTGCTTCGAGCGCGTGCCCGCGTCCTTCTCCGCTTGCAACGCGTTGGTCGCCGCCGTCCACATCCCGCCCCACACCGCCTCGTTCTCCGCCTCCCACTTCTCGCGTGCGAGCTTCGCCGTAAGGTAGAGCCGGTGCGCGCGGTCGGCGCGGCGCGCTGCGCGGTCGAGCGCGGCGATGACGTGCGCGTGCTCCGTGCGCTTCGCCCCGAGCATGAGCCCCTTCTCCAGCTCCGCCCACTCGCCGTGGATGTCGTCGACGAAGATGGTCTCGACCACCCGCTTGAGGTCGTCGCGCAGCTCCGTCTCCTCCGCGCGCCGGTGCGCGCTCGGCCAACGGAACGGGTTCGCAGGGATCTGCCGCACCTTGCCCATCGCCTCGTTGAGGTCGTCGCTGATGCGCTCCACCTCCGTCGGCTCGCGCGGTTCCACCTTCGCCTTCTTCGCCTCGCTTCTCGTCTTCATCGCCGTCGCCTCCTCGGGCAAGTTACAGCACGTCTCACACCACGCCCCCACGTCGTCGCGCGCATGCTCGTCGCCGGGCCACATCGGCTCACCGCAAACAACGCAGTAGTGCGCGCCCGCGATCACAAAGCTTCCGACGCGAGGACCATCGTCGCACCCTCCACGCTCTAGGTTATGGCGCGTTGTCGCCCGCGAGCACACGCGTGACTTCGTCCATCAGCTTGGGGCCGGTCGACACCCTGGCGTCGATCGCCTGTACGGCGCGCCCGCCCGCGCGCGTGATGATGTGCACCTCGACGGCACGGGCGCCGGGGTTGCGCCGGAAGCAATCGCGCAACCGCGACAACGTGGCCTCGCCCGCGTCCTCCGGCACCTCGACGATCAAAGGCGCGGCGCGAAACGCCGGCAGCGCGATCTCGTCGGCGGCGTTTACCCGGGTAGACGCCGGCACGAGGTCAAGCCCAAGCTGACCCTCCGGCACCTTCTGCTTGTGCCGCGAGACCTTGGGGCGAACGTCGCCCCACTGCTCCCAGTCCTCATCCGGAAACGCCGCCGTGAGCAGCGACTTCGAGGGTTCGTACACGCGCTCCCACAAGTAGTAGCGATCGCACTCCCCCGCGTAGTCGCTCGCGGGGATGACACGTTGGGGCGTCGTCGACCCGTCGACGACCACGTACTCGATCCGCGAGCCGACCCCAACGACTTCACCGCGCGACTCCAGCACGCGCGCGACCCCGACGTGCGCCGGCACCGACTCCTTGCCGTTCGCGCCGCGCTTCGCGTACTCGCGCAGGCGCTTGTTGATCCCTTTCGAGAACCGCACTTCTTCCAATGTGAGCGGCCCCGAGAGCACGTGATCGCGCGCGCGCCGGATGACGGCGCGGTAGACGTCGACGTCGTCTGTTGGCGTCTCCACGACGCGCGCGGGCGCGCTCGGATCCTCGACGACAACGGCTCCATCAACGTCGGCACCGATGCGCAACCCCTCGTTGGCCGACCTACGTTTACCGTCGGCGCCCTTCACCGTGAGCCCACCGACGAGCAGGTCGATGACCTTCCCCTGTAGCTCGCGCGCGAGCTTGCCCTTGTCCCCGCGCTTGTACGCCACGCCCTTGATCTCGGGCTCGCCCAAGTTCTTCGGCATGCTGTCGTAGACGTAGCCGCAGTCGCGGCACGTCAGCGTGCGGGCGTCGACGGACCCGGGGCCGCCGCTCGGCTTCGTGCACCGGTTGCATGTCGTGCTCCACTTGTAATGGAGCAACGAGGCCACGTACGCCTTCGCACGCACGAACACGACGCGGTCATAGCTCTTCTCGAACGCGTTCTCGATGTAGTTCTCGCGGCAGCCGTAGCGCGCGACCTCCTCAGGAATCCGCTTCGCGTTCATCCACCGCACGAACCGGTCGAAGCCCTGCATCGTCGGGCCGATGACCATGTTCGAGTCGGTGTCGCCGTACACGAGCACCATTCCGCGCCGCTCACCCTCGGACGCCGTCAACCGGAGGAAGTGCACGCCGTTCTGCGTGCACGACTCGCTCACGTCCACGTCGTAGTAACGCGAGCCCGGCGAGCCGCCGCCGCCGTAGAAGCTGTTTGCGGTAACCTTGCACGCGGTCGACTTGCTCATGGCGTCGAGCCACTCCGGCGTGCCATATGGCAGCTTCGCCGCGGCGTCGGCGTACTGCTGGCGCTGCGCCATGAGATCGCGCAGCGCCAACGGTAAGAACCCCTCGGGCTCAACGCGCGTAACCACACCTGTGCCCGGACTCCAGCACCGGCCCTCGCCTGCACCCGCGCGCTCGAACTCGGCCGCCGACATCTTGCCGACGACGGCGTCGCCCGAGAGGTTCCATGTGCGCATCACCGACGGGTACAGGCTTTTGAAGTCGCACACGTGCACGTTGCGCAAGATCCCGTTGGCGAACCCGTGCGTGCGCCGCCACGCCGCCGCGTCCTCCGCCGTCCAGTTCTCGCCCGGGTCCGGCACCGACTTCGGGTGAAAGACGACGGCGCCGCGAAACTTCTTGCGCTCGCCCTCGTCCTCGCGAAACACCTTCGTCGGGAAGCGGTGGTTGCGGCGTCGTCCGAGACGAAGGATGTAGCCGTCCATCTGCCGCGTCGGCATGAGGCTCTGCGTCACGGGTGGGATCCCGCATAGCTCCGCCGTCGCTTGGAAGAGCGTGATGTATCCTTTCTTTTGCTCCAACTTGTGGAGGAGCTCCGCGTCGCGGATGTTGTAGCGAAGGAGCAGATCGCGGAAGCGGCCGCCGGCCTCCCATAGATCCCACGCGAGCGCGCCGAGCCCGCGATCTGCGCGTTCGCCGAAACGCTCGCGCACCCACTCCGGCGTTGGCTCCTTGCCCATGCGCAACTGCTCGAACGCGATGTCGTCGAGCTTGAACGATTCCTTCTCGGCGCCGCTCTCGGCCGAGTGCATGTTCATCTTCTTCCAGACCGCGAGTTGGTTCAGCCACACCCACCGCCGCGCGTCCGCGTCGACACCCGTGCGCTGCATCCGCGCCGGCACGACGAAGCTGTCGAACTCGCCACCCTTCCAATCGCCCTCCCACACACAGACCTGATCGTAGTCGGCGAGCGCGTCAGCGAGGCGTTGAAGCAAGTCCGCCTCGGCGTCGTCGTCGTCGCGTTCGAGCACCCCCGACAACGTCACGCCGGTGTCGTGCGCCGTCATCGCCCATGTCAGCACGCGCATGTCTTGCTTGCGTGTGAGCGACACCCGCGAGTCGGTCTCGATGTCGAGGTAGCACCGGCGCGGCTTAGCGATCGCCGCATCGTGGTGAACGAGCCACCACATCACCGGGTCGACGTCGCCCTCGTAGCACCCGATGCCCATGTCGCGAAACTTGTGTCGCGCGATACGCCGCAGCGACTCGTCGGCCCAGCCTACGCGCACCCACTCGCGACCGTTGCCCTCGTAGGCGACGTGTGCGACGTGGGCCGAGGACTTGAGCGCGCGCAGCGTCTGCAGGCTGATGTCGCTCCGCCGATGGTAGGTAGCGTAAGTCGCGCGCTCCCGACGGCGTCGCACGACGCCGTCGGGGTGTAGCTCGAACAGTTGGATGTGCCTCCCATCATCGTCGACGAACGCGTTAACGATCGGGAGCTTGGTGGCGGGCGCGGTCACGCCAAGGGGTTATGGCGCGTCCGGCTCAATCCTCGCGAACGGTCTGCACGTTGAGCACCCACTCGCCGCTCTCGCGCTTGACGACGCTGAAGTACTGGACCACCCCCGGCTGCAGTTCGAGTCGGCCGAAGGGTTGATCGCCGATGCGCGTCGCGCGCGTGTCCGGCGGCCACTGCAGGCCTTTCAACGACGCCGGCTTCTTGTACAGCTTGATCGCCCGCGAGCCAGTGATGTTCGCGACCGTGATCCGCTCCGCCGACTTCGCCGCCTTCGCTTCGGCCGCCGCCTTTTTCTTCTCGCCGGCTTTCGCGCCGGCCTTCGCCTGCTGCGACGTCTTGGGCGAGCCGTACTTCTTCCGGCTCTCGTCGACGGCCTTCTGCAGCTCACGCTTGGTCGCGCCCGCCTTCGCCTTCTCCTTCAACTTCTCGCGCTCCTGAGGCACGACCCGGAGCAGCAGCGCCGCCTTCGTCTTCCCGCCCACCTCGTTGATCTCGGCCGCGCTCTTGTAGTGGTTCGCGGTCTCGATCGCGTTCCAAGCATGCGCGACGCTCATTCCCAGCTCGGCGAGCACGAACGACTCCCAGCTTTTGTATTTCTGCGCCTTGCCGTCGTCGCCACGTCGCAGCTTCCACAACTGCTTGGTCTGGATCTCCAGCACCTTCTGTGCGAACTCGTAGTAGCGTTCGTGGCTGTCGCTGAGGAGACGCTTGACGTCGGCGACCGCTTTGTCGAGCGCCTTCGCCGACCCCGTCATCGCCCCGTTCGCCGCCACCGTCATCGCCCCGTTCGTTCCCATGTCGCCCTCCTCCTTCGCCGCGGGCTTCTTCGCCGCGGGCTTCTTCGCCGCCGTCACCGGTGCCGCAGCGGCAACCAGTTCGTCGGCGTCGCCCTCGTCCTCGTCCTCGTCGGCGTCGGCGTCACCCTCGTCCTCGTCCTCGTCGGCGTCGCCCTCGTCCTCCTCGTCCTCGTCCTCCTCGTCCTCGTCCTCGTCGGCGTCGTCGGCGTCGCCCTCGTCGGCGTCGCCCTCGTCCTCGTCGGCGCTTTCGGTGTCGACCTCGCCCTCGTCGCCGCAGAACGGGCACGCCTCCTCACTGCTGCTGCTGATGCCGTTGCAGTTGTCGCACCGGACTTGGTCGGTCATCGCAACCGTCTTGCCGAAGTGAAGCGCGAGCGCGAGCGCGATCTCTTCCGAACCGGCCGTCGCGATGTCGAGCCCGAGATCGAGCCCGTGCGCGCTCACCCACCGGCGCATGACCGCCGCGTCCACACGCCCCACGTAGAACCCCCCAATGCCGTTACGCCGTCCCTTGACCGCCGCCTGCACCGTCGTCGTCGCCATCGCTCTATCCTCCTGCTACTTGGTCCAACACATCACCGCGGCCCACTGGCCGCGTCAACCCTCGCCCCTACGCCCCCATCATCCTCCGCGCCACCGCCGCCGCTCGCCGGCGCACAAAACGATCCGCCGCGACCTCGTCCCCGAGCCGGAGCGCAATGCGATGGTCTATGTCCTCGTACAGCACCGCCGCCGCTCCGTCCACCGAGCCCGCTTCACGGACCGCCAGCACGGCATAGCGTTCCGCACGCGTGGTGCAGGCACGGAGCGCCGCCGTTGCGGCGCGGCGCGTTTCTTGGGCCCGTTCCAGCGCCGCATCGGCCGGTGGCTCCGTCGAGTGAAGCGTGTCGAGAAGCGACTCGCCCGAATCCTCGATGTGGGAGATCGGCCGCTCGTGGCGAGGTGAGGGCAAGCGGTCGGGGTTGCCGCTCACGCTCACTCCCCGCGCGCGGTGCAGCTTGCGCTTCGCCGCCGACATCGCGCCGAACACCACCCACCGCGCGAGCGTCGGCCCTCGTCCCGACTCCCACGAACACCCACCGTCCACCACCATGCGCCACGTCTCCAAGTACAGCTCCTGCTCGACGTCGTGCTCGTTCACCCACTCCGGCACGCGCCAGCGCCGGAGCAGGTAGCGCGCCATCGAGCCGTACTCCCTCCGCGTCTGCGCCACGTACGCGCCGAAGTCGATCGCGCCGTCGCGCAGCGCGTGCATGAGCTTGTCGAGATTCGCCATCATCCCCTCCTTCACTCCGCGCCCATCGCCACCGCGCGGGGCGCGTCGAGCGGCAGCCCGGTGTCGAGCAAGAACCGGCTCGGCTCCGCATCGCGGATGCCGGCGCGCACCGCGATGCGGCGCACGTGCGACAGGTACAGGTGGTCGCGCGCGCGCGTCATCGCGACGTACGCGAGCCGCCGCTCTTCCTGGTCGTCGCCCTTGGCGTGGGGCAGAATCATCTCGTTCATCCCCACGACGTAGACGCGCGGCCACTCCAGCCCCTTCGACCGGTGCACGCTCATGAGCAGCACGCGCTCGCCGCCCGCCTGCTTGTCCTCGCGCTGACGGCGCGCGCTCGCGATGGTCTCGTCGATGTAGTCGAGCAGCTCCGCCGCGGTGGCGAACCGTTCCGCGACACGGACCATCTCGCGCACGTTCGCGGCGCCGCTGTTCTCGGTGGTCTCGCCGCCCTCCTCCTTGTTGAGGTAGTCGATGTAACGCGTCGTCGACACCACGTGCTCCAGCAACGCCGCCGGCCGCGCCTCGTCCGCCGACCCGCCGTCGATCGCGCCCTGCATGTAGCGGATGAGCCCGACCCAGTCGCGCGCGCTCGCGCGCTGACGCGATTGGACCCGCTCGCGCTCACACACATCCTCGACCACCTCCGCCCAGTTCACGCCCGCTTCCCCGTACGCTTCAGCAGCGGCCATGACCTTGTCCACGAAGCGCGCGCCGAGGAACCGGAACGGCGTGTTGATGCTGCGCTTGATGTCCTCGACGCGCCCGCGGCGCGCCGCGAGCCGCAGGTAGGCGAGGAGGTCGCGCACCTCCTTGCGCTCGTAGAAGCTCACGCCGCCGACGACGACGTAGGGGACGCGGCGCGCGAGAAGCGCCTCCTCCAGCGCGCGCGATTGCGCGTTGGTACGGAACAGGATGGTGTGGTCGCTGAGCACGCTCTCGCCCGTGCGCGTGCTGGACACGATGGCGTCGGCGACGACGTTGGCCTCGTCGTCGAGGCTCTCGGTGCAGGTGATGCTCACGGCGCCGTCGAGGTCGCGCTCACCGATCATCTGCGTGGGCACGTCGATGCCGTCGACGGTGGCGAGCGCGACGACGGCGTTGGCGGCGGCGATGATGGTGCGCCCGCTGCGATAGTTGCGCGGGAGCACGTACGTGCGCGCGTCCGGCCACTCGCGATCGAACTGCGCGAGGTACTCGGGCGACGAACCGCGGAAGCCGTAGATGGCTTGGTAGCAGTCGCCGATGACCATGTAGTTGCGGTGGTCCTGCGCGAGCAGGGTGCCGATGCGCGCCTGCGCGCGGTTCGCGTCCTGCGCCTCGTCCTGCATCACGTAGTCCCAGCGCGACGCCCACGAGCGCCGCGCGTTCTCGTCGGCCGACAGGTGCTCGGCGGCGAAGACGAGGAAGTCGTCGAAGGTGAGGATCATCCGGTCGCGGAGCGCCTCGTTGTAGAGGCGAAACGCGCGCGTCGCCTGCCCCGCCTGCCAGCCGAACGCGCGCTTGGCGAGGTCGGCCGCCTCGGGCGAGTCGGGCGTGTACAGGTTCGCCTTGCACCGGCCGATGAACGACTCGACCGCGGCGAGGTCGGCGCCCTTCCAGTCCATGCCCTTCCAGCCGAGCACGTCCTTCAGCACGATCTTCGGGCTCGTGCCCGGGCCCGAGTCCTGGATCGACCACGTCGCCTGCTCGGTCTTGTCCTCGCGCAGGATCTGAAGGCAGAGCGAGTGCCACGTGCCGATCCGCGCACCGGCGACCCCGAACTTTTTCGCGATGCGCGTCTGCATCTCGTCCGCCCCTTTCTTCGAGAAGGTGACGGCGAGGATGCGCTCGGGGTCGACGCCGCGCACGGCGACGAGTCGCGCCACGCGTCGCGCGAACGACTCGGTCTTGCCCGACCCCGCGAGGGCGAACACGCGCGCGGGCCCGTCGTCGTGCATCACAACCGCGACCTGCTCCGGGTTGAGCCCGGCCGTGAACGTCTCGGCGGTCACCGGCATCTTCTGCTGCGCCGACTTCGTCGCCGACTTCGTCGCCGACTTCTTCGCCACCGCTTCGCTTCGCTTCCTCATGTCGTCCTCCTTTTTCTCCCGGTCGTCTGCCGGGCGCGCACACACTTCACTCACTTCGAAAACGCGGCTCGTGCCGCAGCCATCGCTTCGCGCAGGGTCGGGTACTCGCGATCCTCCTCGGTCACCCAATTCTCGAACCGGTACCCCACCGTCATGTTCTGGTAGCGCGCGGTCGCGAAACCGATGTCCTTGGCCTCGAAGACCCGGGCGATCAGCCCCAGCCGCTCAGCCCCGCGGCTGATGAGCCGACCCTCGCACTCGTCACCACCGCTGACGCGCGGGAACTTCGCCTCGATCACCACGTCCGCCACCAGAGCCTTTGTCGTCGCCGTCGTCATGTCCTATCTATGAACTATCGCGCGCCAACGCGCAACACTTTTTTTTCTCGCTCGGGGAATTATCCCGTTTACCCGGGTAAACGCCCGGTCAATACACCCGCGCGCGACCTCACTCGCCGGGCGCGGTTTCGCGGCGCAGAGCGCGGCGCAGAGCGCGGTAGGCAGAGCGGGGCACGTCGGAGTAGGCGATCTCGACGTACTCCCGCCCGCGGCGCTCGTAGTATTTGGTCTGACGCGCGGCGCCGACGTACGACGGCACCCATCGATCGGTCATCTCGGCCCGGAACCAGCCCTTGCCCACGACGTGTACGTATGCGGTAGCGATGATCATGATCTATCTATGAACTATCGCGCGCCAACGCGCAACACTTTTTTTTCTCGCTCGGGGAATTATCCCGTTTACCCGGGTAAACGCCCGGTCAATACACCCGCGCGCGACCATAGAGCACGCGCTCGTCCTCCTCCAAGCCGAAGATCGTGGACACCCGCGCCCGGATGAGACCGAGCGCGGCGCCGCAGCAGTAGGCGTACCCGTCCGCCTCGTAGACGTCGTGGTCGGCGATGCGCCTGCCCCGCCCCTGCACGTGCACGCCCTGCTCGGGGTGGGGCTTGCGCCCGCACCGCGGGCACACGTCGAGCCCGCGCACGCGCGCGCTCTCGGCCTCGGGGTCGAGCGTGTACTCGGCCCCGTCGATGGTCACCGTGAGCTTCACGACTCGATCTCCTCGTAGTGGCCGGTGAGCGCCTCCTCCACGATGGTCTCCCCCACCTTCGCCCGGGGCCCGTGCGCACGGCGGAAGTGACGCACCGCCCGGTTGAGCGCGCTCTCGCGCGTCGGCCCGTACCCGTACGCGGCGTCGGCGTAGCAGTCGCACACGAGGGTCACGCGGTAGCGCGTCAGCGGCGACGCCACTCCGCGCCGGATCACGTCCTCGATCGCCTTGTCCTCTTCGCGCGCGTTCACGACCCGCCCTCCACCACGATGCCGAGCGCCGCGAGTAGCGCGTCGAGCTTGCGTTCGATTCGGTCGAGGTCCCCTGCCGACGGCTTCGCCCCGGGCTTCGCCCCGGGCTTCGCCGTGCCCTTGCGGGCGCCGTGCGTGTACCGGGCGAGGAACGTCTCCAGCGGCATCACCCGATTGCGCCCCCCGCCCGCCGTCGCCTGCGTGAGCGCGTGCCACTTCCCGGAGATCAGCGCGACATCGACGAGGCGTTTTGGGCCCCCGGTGTACGTGCCCACGGGCGCGTACACCTCGCAGATCGTTGCCGTGTACGTGTACCGCATGTTCTCGCCGGTCACGACCGGACCGTTGCGCGAGAACTTCCAACCCGCGCCCTTGAAGACCCGCGCCTTCGCGGCGGGCTCGCCATCATCGTGTGACGTCGTCATTCCGTTCGATCCCATGGTCATCTCCCTTTTCCCTTTCGTCGGCCGCTGAGGAGGCGCCCCGACTGCGCGCAGTCGGGGCGGAACCTCAGGGGTCAACTCACGCAGCGACCGCACCACGCGGCGCACGGCGGTGAGCATCATACGCGCGGTTGCGGTGCGCGTCCGAGAGGTCCTGGGTGCCCTTGCCGCCGCAGCGGAAGCACTCGGCGCGGCGGGTGTCACCGTCGTTGGCGCGGAACACGTACTCACCCGTGCCGCGGCACCGCTTGCACGGGCAGGCGACGGTCGACGCCGCCGCGACGAAGTCGGCGGGCCCGGCGGCGTCGCCGAGGTACGCCCTCACGACGGCGTCGAACTCGCGCGGCTCGACGCCGTCGTAGCAGCGGACGTGGCGAATGCGCGCGTACTCGCGGCGGAGGTCGTCGATGCTCGGGCCCTGCGGCGCCTCGACCACCGGCTCCTCCACCGTCATGCGGAAACGCTTGGCGATGCGCGCCGCGAGCACGGCGAAGCCGAGGGCGTCGATCGCGCGGAAGATCGCGGCTGCCGCCTCGCGGTCGATGCTCGCGCCACGCCGCGCGACCCGGTGCACGAGCACGTTCACGGCGTCGCGCGGCGCCATCGTCGGGTTGACCTCGGCCACGGGCACGCAGCCGTCGAGCAGCGCCATCGCGCGCTCCCAGTCCGGCTCGCCCTGCGCGTCGTCGTAGCCGTGCATCGCGCGGCAGTCCGGGCCCACACCCGTCTCGACGCTGATGGCGTCGACGAGGGCGCGGCCGCAGCAGGCGCAGTTGGTGGCGAGGAGCTTGGTGGCGGGGGCGTTCTCGTAGCTCATGGTGGTCTCCGATCTTCTGCCGGTTGGCTTTGGTTTGGGTCACCGCGACCCGGTGATCTATCTATGAACTATCGCGCGCCAACGCGCAACACTTTTTCGCGTCGGCGCGTCTTTTTTTTCAGTCAGCCCCCGGGGAGCCCTACTCGGCTCCCCGGGTTCATGACCACCAATCCACGCCGTTCCGACCGCCACAGCACGGGCACTTGACCCACTTGGCCGGGGGGTGCGGGGCGCGGCGGCGGTTCGACGTCACCCCGCCGCAGCAGCCGGTGATGTACACGTACTCGTGTCCGGGTACCATCGCGCGACGGGTCTCCATCACGATCTCGGTCACAATCAGTTTTGCAATCGGCGTCGTCATGAGAAGACTATGAACCATCGCGCGCCGACGCGCAACACTTTTTCTGCCCCGACCCCTACTTTTTTTCGAGCCCCCAGAAAAACGCGGCCTCGGCGTGCGCCGCCTCGTCGCGCCGGGGCCTAGAGGACCCGAGAACGGCCGCGTGCGCCCCGGCCGGGCAGACCCACCGGACGCGCCTCACGGCGCCACCCACGCCGCGATACGGGCCCGGACCCGCCCCAGTTCTGCCGCGAGTAGCCTCGCGTGTTGTGCCGCAGACGCATGCGCCGACTGGAGCTGTGCCGAGTACTTCGACGGGTGCGACACGCCCGGCGCCCACGACGTAAACACCGTCTTCATCCGCGGCTTCCTGCCGTCATAGATGATCCAGCCGCGCTCGTCCAAGTCGTAAGCCAGCGCGGAGGTCGTGAAGTGCGTGACCTCCCCGGCGACGTAGCGACGCACGTTCTCGTTTGCGTCCGCGAGCAAGCCTTCGAGCTGCGCCGCGTACGCCTCCAGCGCGTCCGTCCCGCGCGCGTAGTCGACATGCCCGACCCCAAAGCAGCTCCCCTGGATGAAGCCGTAGCCTGGCCGGGTGTAGCCGTGCAGGACCATGTTGCCGCGAGCGTCGACGCACTGGTGGCGCTCGCAGATCTGGCACTCGCGCTTGCTCGCCTCGTGCGCCTCACGCTCGGCCGCGCGCTTCGCCTCTTGCTCCGGCGTCCGCGCCGTTTGTCGGCGGCGCTTCACCGTGCCACCGCGGTCGCGAGGTGTTTCAGGAAGTGGCGTACGTCGCCGTTCACGAAGTCGATCTTCACGCACGTCGACTTGATGGCGCGCTGCTCGTGGTCGGGTGCCGACGCCGCAAGCTCCACGATGCAGCCGACGGGGATGAAGTTCACCCCGCTCGGCCCCATGACCTCGAAGGTTTCCTCGAAGTCGACGCCCTTCTCGTTCAGGAACGTCACGAACCACTTGTCAAAGCCGCTCACGACTGCCTCCCGAACGCGCACCCGAACGCGTGGTGCAGGCGCGCCCGCTGCTCGCCCTCCGCGTACCCCTCAAACTTCGCGAGCCCCTTCTTGATCGTGTACACCTCGTACGTCGCGTGCATCGGCGGGAAGTGCGGGGTGTACCCCTCGGGAACCGAGGCCACGACCTCCGCCTCCGCGGTGACCAGGCTCCAGTACCGGTACCCGTTGGACGTCCAGGAGCGGGGCTTCACGACTCACCCCGCGCCGCGTCGCACGCCGCGGTGAACGAGGGGCCGCGGTAGACCTCGATGTCGCTGAGGTTGTAGGCGACCCACTCGCCGCCGTCGCACTCAACGACGCCGACCTTGTTGCCGTGGATGTCGGACACCGTTTCCGTGTTGTTGTGTGTCGTCGTCATGAGAAGACTATGAACCGTCGCGCGCCGACGCGCAAACCTTTTCTGCCCTCGGGGCAAAAAAAAAACGCCCCACCCCCAGGGCGTGGGGATAGGGCGTTTCCTGTGTGCCGACGTCGGCTCGTGTTTACCCGGGTAGACGCGAGCCCCTTGGGGCGGCTCCGTTCGCGACCGTCGACCCCTCGGGCCTGCCGCCGACGCGTCCGTGGTGCCAGCCCTCACGCCGAGCGCGCGCTTCCAACTTCTCGATCTCGGGCTCCAGCCGCAGCTTGCGGATCCACCTGAGCAAGGTCGAGTGCGCGCACCCGATCGCCGCGGCGCAGTCGCCCTTGTGCATCCTCGCTTTGCGCAATCGCTCGATGAGCCGGGCGCGCGCCTGCTTCGGGTCGGCGACGATGAGTGCGGCGATGACGTGGTCGGGGTGTGTCGTGTTCACGGTTCAGATCTCCTTGCTTGCTGTGCATATAGGTTTATAGCGCGAACGCGCCGCGCGCAACCGTCATGCGCTCCAGCGCGTCGTCGATCGCTTGCCGTAGCCGTTGCGTCCCCACGTCCTCGGCGTCTTGCCCGCGCGGCAACCGCACACGCTCCGTCTGCGCGTAGCGGCCGATCGTGCCCGCGATCGCGGCCGCTAGCTTGTCGCCGGCGGGGTCGGGGTCGGAGAGGATGAGCACACGCGCGAACGTCGCCAGACGCCGCGCCTGCCCCGCGCTGTAGTTGTCTGCGCCGCCGACCGCTCCCACGGCCACGCCTGGACACGCGCGCGCGGCGGCGATGGCGTTGAGCGCGCCCTCGGCGACGACGACGAGATCGCGACCGCTCGCGGGCCATAGGTGCTCGCCGAACACGATGTCGCGATCGGGGTGGTCGTTCGGTCCCGGAGTCGTGTACTTGGGCGCGGCGTCGACGAACGTGCGCGCGCTGTAGCTCCCGATGCGGTCGGAGCCGTCGCGCCACGGAATGACGATGCGTCCGCCAAGCTTCGCGCCGTCGACGGCGTAGCCGATGCCGAACCGCTCCACCTCCTCGGCGGTCACGCCTCGTCGCTCTAGCTCCGCGCGCGCGCCCGACGGCCACCGCGGCAACGGCTCGAACACGACCTCGCGCGGGAGCACGAAGCCGACGCGCCCCGGTCGCTCGACGCGAACGACGCCGACGCGCCGGCGCAGCTCCTCCACCTTCGCGCCGGCGCGTCCGCCGCGCCGGAGCACGAACGCGTCCGCCTCCGCTTCCGAGCAACGGCGCACACGGCGCACGAGGTCGCGGATGGATCCGCCGACGCCGCACGCAAAGCAATGGTATTGACCGGCGGCGCTGTACGTACCGCCGTCCCGCGTGCGGCGCGTGCCCGCCGTGCGCACGAAGAAACTCGTGGCCCACGCCGCGGGCGAATCCGGCGCCTGATGCCAAGGGCAGATCACCCACACCCGATCGCGACCGCGCTCACCCGTCGTCATCCCCAGCGCGGCGACGACGCCCTCCACCCACGACCGCCGGCTCAACTCCGCGGCCCCTTGCGCTGCGGCTTCTTGCCCATGCGCGGAGTCGTGGCGCCGTCGGCGCCGTCGTCGAACAACTCGTCGCGGCCGAAGTCGCGTCCGCCCCATACCTGCCCCGTGTCCGGGTCCCAATCGAACTCCAGCCCGAACGGTGGACCGAACCGGGTCTTGAGCACGTGCAGCTCGAATTTGTCGTCGGGAACGTTCTTGAACCTGGCGGGGATGTGCGGGGCGACGATCGTGGCGCCGACGTCGACGTACGCGCTCGACCCCTTGAGCCCGGGCAGCGACGGCCTGTTGTCGCGGCGCACGTGGTCGCCCTTGAGGTTCTGCTGATGCACGACGACGGTGTGGATCTGATGCGCGTCCGTCATCTCCAGCAACCGCCACAACGCCTCCTGCTCGTCGTCGGGTCGGCGGTCGCGCAGGCACCGATCGAACAAGTCGAACAGCGCGACCGCGGCGCCGCTCGCTTCCACGTGCTCCTCCAGGATGTCGAGGTAGTCGTCGTTGGTGACGCGGCCGCTCTTGCGCACGCTGCCGCGCCGAAACGGGTTGTCGACGAAGACGATGTATGGCGCCAGCTCACGCGCGCGCTGCTCGAACACCTCCATCTCCTCGCGAGTCATCGCCGTGTCCACGCGCTGGTTGCGCCCGTCGAGAATGCGCGAGCGCGACCACCCCAGCGACAACGTCGTCACCAACTCCAAGGTCATGGGCGCGCGCACCTCCCACGCACCAACGAGCACGCGCCGTCGCTGCCGTACCTGCCCGAGGATCATGTGACCCGCCGTCGTGGTCTTGCCCGCGCCGCTCATCCCCGTCAACACGGTCACGAGCCCGGGCGCCGCGCCCGGCCGGAGCCTGCGCACCCCGTCCTCGCCCGCATCCAGCCCCTCGATGCCGAAGGGAAAGAAGGCTTCGCCCTCCACGCGACGGCGGAGCGTCGCCATCATCTCGCCGACGACGGCGTCGGTGTCGCGCAGGAACGGCGCCTTCGATTGCGCGTCCTCGAAGGCTTGCCCCACCAAGCGCGCGAGCGCGCGCATGCGCGCCGGCGACTCGCGCGGGTTCTGCAGGCCGGCGAGGAACGCGGCCACCGGTCCCTCCGCCGCCTGCGCCCGCTTGTGATCCCAGAGCAGCGTGTCGACGTGGTGGTCGAGGTTGGGCGGCGCTTCCCCGCGCGACTCCGCGATCTGCTCCAGGAACCGCACGTCGACGTCGGGCGCGTACCTCGCGAGCACGGCGGGGTCGAACTCTAGCCCGCGCGCCGTCATCTCCTGCAACCCTGCGAAGACGGCGCGGTGTCGCTCGGCGAAGAAGTGGTCGGGCTTGAGCCTGCGCAACAACCGCTTGCGCGTCTCCGCGTCCAGCGTCATCGCGCTGAGAAGAACCTGCTCGTTGATGGGGTCGTTCGGGACCTCGACCTGCCACGCCTCCTCCGTCGCAGACCGCGCCGGCAGGAACTCGTCGCCGCCGCCATCACCACCGCGGCGACGGCGTTGCCGGTCTCGCTTGGCTTCTGAACGCGTCCTCATGCGAGGGGGTTATGGCGCGCTCACCCTGCAGCGGCGGCGGCGCGGCGCGCCGCGTGCTCGGCGCAACGCACCCCGCGCGGCCACGGCTGCGCGCGCATGAGCGCGAACGGCCCCATGCCCCTGCACACGCCGACGGCGTCGCGGATCGCGGACACGACCGACGCCGACCGCACCTCGACGAAGAACTCGTCAGAGGGGCCGCACGCGTGCGTGCGCAGGGTGACCAAGAACCGTTTCATCTCCCGACCCAGTCTACGCGCTCCGACCCCGGCGCGCTAGGTGCAGCCGGTAGTCGGTGAGCAGCGCGCCCGAGAACATCAGCCGCACGCCGATGCGCCCGCCGTCGCGACCGTTCTCGCGGCGCCACTTCTCTCGGTCAAGCTCCCGCTCCCAGGCCCAGAGCATGTACTCGACCATGCCCACGAGGTCGCCGTTGAACTCGCGCTTGAGCATCGTGGCCGCGAGCATGCTCGCGTTGAATCGCTCGCTCGGCCCCAGCTCCGCGGGTTCGACTCCGTAGCAGCGGGTGTGGCATCGGTCGTAGGCGGCAACGAGGTGACGCACGCCGGCGCCTTCCCAGTTCCCGCTCCGAAGCATCTCGTCCGCTTCCGTCAGCGCGCGGTTGAACACCGCGGCGGCGATCGTCTTCGGCTTCGTCTTGCGCCGGTGCATCTTCGCACGCGTGGTCGCGACCATGGCGGCGAAGGCGTCGTCGCCGCCATCGTCATCGGTCGCTTCACCGCCTCCGTCGTCGTCCTCCTCGCCGGCAGCAAACAGCGACTCGTTCAAGTCCACGGTGCGACGCCCCATATCCCTCAGCCCTTTCCCTCGCCCACCGATCACTTGACCGAGGCAAGCTTCTTTTCGTACCACGCGCGCTGACGCTCGAAAAGTTCGTCTGCGATTCGCTCTAGATCGGCAGCGATTGCGCGCGCGACCGCGAGCCTGTCCTCACCCTCGGGCACGTCGACGGTGACGATGTGACTCCCGACCTTGAAGTAGTTGTAGGCATCGACGGGGAAGCGCGACTCGCCCCACGCGATGCTCAATCGGTTGCTCGCACCGGCGACGACGACGCCGGTGCCGCCGCTGACGTTGGCCAGCGGCGTCGGTACAGCCTTCGCGGCGTCGGCAGCGTTGCGCCGTTCGACCTCGCGCTCAGACACGGTATTGAGCCCTGCCGGCGGAGCAAACGCCGTCGCGTGCCGCGGGTCATCCGTCGCTTCCGACACCTTGTGCCCGCAGTTGGGAAACACCTTGCCGTTGACCAAGGGCCACTTCGACCCGCACACCCCGCAGAACACGCTACGTGCCGGCGGCGGGTCCACCCACCCGACAGCCGCAGCGCGCGGCAACGGCGCGTCTGGTTTCGGCGCCGCGGTGAACGCCGCCGCCTCGACGGGGCCACCGCAGTGCACGCACTCCAGGGTCCCATCCGCGCGCGTCGTGCACGCGGCTGCGTCCATCTCCTCGGCGCACTCGCTGCACTTCGCCTTGACGGTAGCGGCTCGGCGCTCGCCGGCTCGGGCGCGGGGTTCTTCTGCTTCTTCTCGCGTAGGACTTCGGATCGAGTTTTCATGCACCCCGGATTATGGCGCGCACACCCAACGCGCGAGCGTCGACCCACCGGCCGCCCCTGCGCACGCGTACGGTGCGGTTCCACGCAAGCACGTTCGCGAGCGCGCGCTCGCCGAGCACGTGGTGGTCGAGCATCACGTACAGCCGCCCGTGGGTCTTGCCCGCCGACGGTCGGCACAACCGGCCGCGGTACTGGTTGAAGCGTTGCTTGTTCGCGGTGATGGGCGTGGCCGCAATCCCGACCGCGACCGCCGGCAAATCGATACCCTCGCCCAGCGCCTCGTACGTGCCCACGCCGCAGCTCGTGCGTTTGCTCCTCAGCCCGGCGCGCGTCGCGGCGAAGTCGCGCACGTCGCCGGCGGCGGCGCCGCCGAGCATCTGCCCGCTGCTCACGCCCATCTCGATGAGCCGCACCTGTAGCTCGCGCGCGTGCTCGCGCCGGTGCGTGCACACGATCACCTGCTCGCCCGCCGACACCTCCTCCCGGACGATGTCGAGGATGGTGCTGTTGCGGTCTGGGTCCGCCGCCATCCGATCCACGAGCGCGCCGAAGTTCGCGTCGCGCTGATACAACCCGTCGCGGAAGCGCGTGAGCACCACCCGCACTTCCACGTCGACGATCGCGCCCTTGGCCTCGCACTCCGCGCGCGTGGTCTCGTGCAGCACGTCGCCGAACGCGTCGTAGACCAGGAACTCCTTGCGGTCGCGCCGTCTCTCGTCGGCGGTGAACGCGACCCGGTACCGGCACGGGAACTGATCGATCACGTCCTGGAACGTGGACGCCGCCGCGTGGTGGGCCTCGTCGATCATGACCGCGCCGAAGTACGCGCGCACGTCCTCGTCCACGGTGCGGCGCCACAGCGTCTGCTGCGTCGCGACCGTGAGCGGGCGCAGGCGCTTGGTGCCGCCGCGCACGACGCCCACCACACCGCCGTCGAGCCGCAGCAGCTTCTCCGCCACCTCGACCGTCTGGTCCAACAGCTTCACCGACGGCAGCACCACCAACGTGTTGAGCCCGATGCGCGAGGCCGCGTACAGCATCGTCGTGGTTTTGCCCGACCCCGTGCTCGCGCGCACCACCCCCTGTTCACGGGCGAGGATGGCAGACGTCGCCGCGTGTTGATAGTCGCGCGGCTCGTGCCCCACGTACACGGGCGGCCGAAGCAGCGGCGCCCCCTCCACGCGCGCGTCGACGACGCGGAAGCGGAGGCCGTGCTCGGAGAAGATCGCGCGCACCCGCGCCATCACGCCCCGCGGTAGCGACAGCTCGTGCTCCGTCGACGACCAAGTGCGAATCTCCGCCGGCACCTTCCACGTGGCGTAGCCCATGCGCTTGCGCTTGAGGAACTCCGGGTTCATGTGCGTGCACGCTCGGCGCAGCGCCTCCGCCGCGTCGTCGGGCAACCCGCGCAGCGCGATGCGGATCCGGTTGTCGACGGTGATGGCGACGGTCATGCCCTGGGGTTATGGCGCGCGGCGCGTTTACCCGGGTAAACGCGAGAAGGCCGCGGGGTCGATCGCGATCTGCGGCTGCCGCCCCCGCGCCGCCTCCTGCGCGACGAGTGCCGCAAGCTCCACACCGAGCACGCGCTCGGCCGCACCCGCCGGCGCCGCCGACAGCCCCCACATGGGCGGCAGCACCGACCGAACCCGATCGAAGTCGTACCAATCTCGCACCGTGATCACGAGCTGTCGCCCCTTGCCGGTGCCGAACCATGAGCGGCGTGTGGTGATCGGGTGCTTGCTTGCTTTGCTGCGCGTCGTCATCGGTGTGTCGCCTCCTCGTCGTCGGTGGGTTATGGCGCGTGTGGGGGCACGGTCTGAACTAGGGTCTAAACTTTTTGTTTGACTTAATGATCTTAAACTAGTTAAGAGATCGGTCCTTGGTTGTAACCAAGAAGCATACTTCGCGTAGCGAAGTATAGGCGGGGGGCGGGGTGGCGTACGGTGTCGAGGACCTCATCCACCGTCACGTGCCCTCGCATCAATCACTCGCTCGCGAACGAGTACCTCGTCGATCTCTTCCGGCAGCATCGGCCACGCTCGCCACGCCGCTACACCGCGCAGATGCGCGAGAGCGTCGAAGAACATGTCGAACGCCTCGCCGACGATCTCACGCTCTGCGCCCGGGTACTGCTCACGCACTCCACCGGCAACGGACCGGAGATAGTCGCGCATCGCATGCGTGCCTGTGGTGAGTCCGTGCTTGCGGAGCGCGCGCGCAACCTTGTGCGGCGAGACCCCGTGACGGGCAGCCGCCGCTGCTGCCGTCTCCGCGCGTACCCACCGCGTGAGCACGGCGTCGATCACCGTGCTCGGCACCCTCCAATGTTTCGTGCCTTTTGGCTCGCGCGGGATACCCTCGACCGCGCCCCGTGCGGCGGATAGTCGGAGCGCGGCGCGCACCGTCGACTCGGCGAACCCGTAGCGGCGCGCCGCCATCGCAGGCGTCTCCGTCGCGGACCAGAGCCGCATCACCTCGTCGGCCTTGTCCGCCTCGATGATGAACCTGCGCGGCGCCTTGCCGGGCATCGGCATCGTGACCGCGCGCCGGATGTAGCGCGAGTTCCCGACGATGGCGTTCATCTCGCGGAGCTGTCGCTCGCTCACTCCCAAGCGGCGCGCGGCACCGCTCAAGCTCTCGAACCCCTGCGGCACCGAGGTGTCGAGACCGAGCACGCGCGTGCCGCGGAGGTACACCGACAACTCGGTGCGCCGAATCGCCGCCGCCACCTCGCGCAACGGCACGTGCCCCCAACCGAGAACCACCTGCCGGTCCTCGGCCTCGGTCCATCGGCGACACCCGCGCCGCGATTTCGGGTCCACACGCACCACCCCATTGTCGTCGCTCTTCCCCGTGATCATCATCGGCTACAACCTCCCTGTGGTCATCAACGTCCGCGCCACTCGCCTCCGCCCCTCATCGGTCAGTCGCCACGCATCGCCCGACCATTCGATCTCTCCGTTGGCTTCGGCCTCGGCGACGGCGTCGCGCCACCAACCGCGCGAGCGCAGGGTGTCGAGCGCGAGAATCTCGCGCCAACCCAACCCGTCGGAGAACTGCACAAGGAGCGCGCACGATAGCCTCGTGTCCGGGCGCGGATTGGTCATCTGCCCCACCACGCGTACACCTTGCGCGCGAGCCACATGCGGTCATTCGAGATCCGTTGCGCAGTCGACGAGCGGAAGCGCGGGCCGCGCGCGTACCACGCCACCGGGTGCGATGGGTCCGTGCGCACGCTCACACGGAGCATCGTCAACCCCTTCGCGACGCACGCCTTGGGGTCGGTCGTGAGCGCGTGCGTGCCGCCGGCGCTCTCGTGGATCTGCATCGCGCAGAACGAGTGCGGGCGCCCCGCCTTGTCGCGGTCGCCGAGCGCCGCGGCGTCGAGCCCACTCTCGCGGTAGGCGACGGCGACGACGAGCGCCGCCGTACGCTTGCGGTCGGCGTCGTCCTGGAAGATCGGTGGCTCCGCCGCGACCACCTGCGCGACGGCTTCGGCAAGCGCGCGGTTGTCGCGCTTGGGCGCGAGCCGGTTCATGGCGACGGTGACCGACGCGAGCAGGGCAAGGGTGAGTGCGTTCATCATGTAGGTGTCCTCGTTCTAGGGTAATGGCGCAAAGGGGTTTATCAGCGCGCGCACCGCCCCCGACGCCGCCGGCGTCTACCCGGGTAAACGCGGCCACGGTTCGCTAGCGCATGCTCGCGCCGAGCGCGAACTCCCCGCGCGCGCGTTCTAGCGCGTGCCCATCTTGCGGATGCCGAGCCGCAACTCCAACTCGACGATGCGGCGGAACGCGCGGTCGATGTCGGCGTCGACTTCTTTGCGCCAACGCTCCAGCTCCATGTCGCGCCCGCGCGGCATCGACTGCTCGATGACGCCGATGGTAGTGAACAGCCGTCGCTGCCGTTTGCCCTTCACGATCGTGTACCGGACGAGCACGCGCACGGGCCCACCCTTGAGCTGCTCCGTGTACCACTCCTGCAGCAGGTTGCGCGCCCAGTGCTCGTTGCGCCCGTACAGCCGCGCGAACCGATGCGTGCCCACGAGGTAGTCGCTCGTACCGTCGATGTACACGGGCTTGGACCACGCGCCCCGGGGTCGGCCTTCGCCCTTGGGCCTGCCGCCCTTGTTCTTCGGCTTCGTCGCCGTCTTGTCGTCGTCGCTCATCGCCACCCCACCGCAGACCACGCCGTGTAATAGTCCGCTTCGGCAGCGGACAACATGCGCATAGCTTCGATGCGCGCCTGAGTCACGAACGCGGCGCGGGCCTCGCGCGAGCGTCGGCGGCGCTCGCCACGCTCGGCGACTCGGGCATGGTACTCGTGCGCGGGCTCCCCCGGCGCCTGCACGGGCATGCTCTCATCGGCTGGTGAGAGCGCATCGCGTAGGGCGTCGGCGCTACTGACGACGAGGTCTAGGTGCCGGCGCCGGGCCGCGGCGGCGCGTAGCCGCCCGCTGTAGGCGGCAATGTCCACGACAGGGCCCGCCCCCGCCGCCGGGCGCGAAAACGCCACCACGCGCCAACCAGGGGGCGTGGCTGGCCCTTGCTCGGGGCGGAGCGCGGCGCGGGTCATGTGCCACCGCATCTCGACCCCGACTTCGCGATCGACCATCGCTTGCCGATGGCGTTCGACGACGTCGGTGTACCGGACCAAGGAAGCGATCGGCGCCTCGCGCATCTGCGCCAGCTCCGGGATCTGGCGAACGATAGCATCGGGGTACCCATGCGCGACCATGAGCACGTCCGCCGACCTCCCCACCCCACGCTCGCGCATGCGCGCGAGCGCACGACGGCACCGGCCTACGCGGCGAGCCCACTTCGGTCGCGTGGGGTCGAGCCCGGCCCACACCTCAGCGCGGTCGCACCATCGCTCTAGCACGTGCAGATGATGCACGTAGCCGTCGACGTCGATGTCGGGCGCGCTCGCCGAGAGCGTGAAGTCCTCGAAGTCGCGGCAGCGCACCCCGGCGTCACTCTCGGTCTGCCCCGTGGCGACGTACTGCAGCACGGCCACATGCGTCTGCGGCAGCCGATACAGCTTCTCTTCTCCGGACGAGATGGTCATCGCCAGCATCACGGCTTCCGTCGCACGAGGCGGTAGCCCTGCGAGTAGTCGCGCCACGTCAGCGCGTGCTTGGTGTAGAGACTCTGAATCGGCGTACCCTTCACGTCGTGCCAGCCGTAGAGCCCAAGCTTCCCATCGACTTCGACCACGTCCTTGAACGCGCCCGCGAGCAGGCGGTAAGGCCCATGCGCTCCGACCAACGACTCGATCTTCGCAGCGACCGCGGCATGCGCGTCGGCCGAGTCCATCGTCTCCGGGCGTCCGTTGTGGTGGACCGCGCCCGCGATGTCCCATCCGTTGATCTTCAGATCGGCAGCGCGCCAGATCGCGTCGACGAGCGCGGGCGTCGGCAGCTCGTAGCCGAGTGCGACGACGGCTTTCTTCGCGTCGCCGATGGCGGTGGGCGCGACGTAGATGGGCGCGACCTCCCATACCACGCCGTCGTCATCGGTCACGTCGACGAGGCCGCAGTGGTTCAGGCCCGCGGTTGCGCTCTCGGCCACGGCGAGCACGGCCGACGGTGTCGCTGCCATCGCGGCCTCGTACGCACCTGACTTCATGAAGACGTTGAAGGGCCCACTCATGCCGTCGGCGTACGCCTTCGCCGACGCCGTGAAGTACCCGCGCGCCTTGAGCGCGTTGGCGAACCCGCGGTAGTCGCCGAGCAGCACGAGCGGCCACGCCGTGCGGAACTTCGTCGTGGCCAAGAGCTTGAGGTAGTACGACATCCCAGCGTCGAGGTCGGGGAACGCGGAGAAGCGCGTGGCGGGGTGCGGCGGCTGGAAGACTACGGCGATGCGCGGAGCCACGGCCTTGATGTGGTTCGCGTTCGTGTCGAGCGTCGCGAGCCCTGCCGAGATCAAGCGGTTCGCCTCGGCTTGTGAGACACCCTCCCATGTGCCGCGGAGCGCGTGAAAGTCGATGCCGTCGCCGGGCACGTCCTTGGTGTTGCCGAGGTTGTAGTTCCAGACGTAGCGGTTCCCGGTCTCGATCATGTACTGCGCCCAGAGCACGGCGAGCGCGCGCTTGCTCGGCACGCCTTCGCCGACCACGTGCCAGTTTGAGATCGCCGCCCGCGCGAACTGTTCGGGCGTGAGTAGCGTCTGCTTCGCCGGTACCAACTTGTCTCCGTTGTCGCCCATCGTCTGAGTTCTCCTTCGTTACCGCAACGTATGCGCCCCCATCACCTCACCGCACCGACCCCTCCAACCCCTCCAACCCAAACGCACTTTCGACGCGGGCAAGTACGTCGACGACGCGGTACGCGAACTCGGGAACGAATCGCCAATCCTCACGCCCCGTACGCACCGCCGTGGCGAAGACGCGGACGGCGCGCGTGAGCGGCGGCTCATACGCGAGCGGTACCGGCGTGGGGTCGACCAGGTCGCGCAGGCACTGCGCCACGCTCAAGGTCGCGCCCTCGCGCAGGGGGTCGTAGACGTAGTGTCGCTGCGACGTCGTGACCGAGAGACGGCGGCGCCGCGGGGGTCCGCGCCAGACGTGCGACATCGACTGCCCCTGCGCGCCTTCGAGCGCGAAGCGAAACAGCCCGCCGTTGAGCGACGCCGAGACCACGCGCACCTCGCCCGCGAGCGAACCGATGAGACCGACCGCCATCGCGGCGTCGTGCGCGCCCACGTCCCAGAGCGCGGAGTACGAGCGCGGGGCGGTGACGTCGCCGCCACCGTACGAGACCACGTGTAGCGAGGAGTCGTGGGCAGTGCGTTCGAACAGCTCCTCGTACGCGGCCGAGAACAGGTGCTGATGGTTGACCAAGAACGGTACGCCCGATTCACGCGCGCACGCGGTCACGTGGTCGGCAGCGGCGCGCGAGAGCGTCATCGGCTTCTCGCACATGACCGGGCGCATGTTGTTCAGGAAGAAGGTGCAGATGCTTTCGTGCGCGTGCGGAGGCGCGGCGCAGACGATGGCATCGACGGGTGCGCCGAGCATCTCGCGCCAGTCGCTCACGCGCGTGAGCGGGGTGAGGTGCGACGTCGCCTCCGGCGGTGCGCCGCCCCACCGCGCGACGTGGGTGACGCGCGCCACACCGCTCGCCTCCGCCGCGGGCACGTACCGCCACCCCCACGCCCCGGCGCCGATGAGGCCGAGGCGTACGGGCGGCGACGGCGCCACGAACGAAGGGGGCGGCGGGCACGTGGTCATCGCCGCGCCTGCTCGCGGAACGCGGTCTCGGCCCAACCGAAGAAGCGGCGCAGGCCGTCGTCGAGCTTGACCTGCGGCGCGTACCCGAGCTGCGCCTGCGCCTTGGTGATGTCGGGGCACCGCCGCTGCGGCTCGTCGGCGGGGTACGTATCCGGGTGCTCGACGGTGTCGCTGACGAGCGGCGTACCCGTGATCTCCGCCACCTTCTGCGCGAGGTCGAGCACGCTGATCTCGGGCGTGGGGTTGCCGATGTTGTAGGGCTCGCCCGCTACGCCTTCGAGTAGCGCCTGGATGCAGCCGCGGATGCCGTCGGTCACGTAGCAGTACGTGCGCGTCTGCTTGCCCGTGCCGTAGACGTGGAGCGGTTGCCCGTCCACCCAGCGCGCGGCGAAGTTCGGGAGCACGCGGTAGTCGGTGCGCTGCATCCCCGGGCCGAAGAAGTTGAACGGGCGCACGCACATCGCGTGCGTGCCGTGGAGCTGATGCTCGACGTGCACCATCATCTCACCCGCACGCTTGCCGATGTCGTAGCAGGCGCGCGGGCCATGACACGCCACGTTGCCGCGATAGCTCTCGGCTGTCGGCACGTGCGCGGCGTCGGGGTCGCCGTAGATCTCGCTCGACGAGAAGAAGAGCATGCGGCAGTCGCGCCCGGCGTCGCGGCTGGCGTTGGCGATGTCGAGCACGTTGCGCGTGCCCGCGATCGACACCGAGTATGTCTCGACCGGGTACTTGCGGTACCACGCGGGCGAGGCGATGCCCGCGCAGTGCAGGATGAAGTCGACCGGCTTCTCAGGCTTGAACGACTTGGTCACGTCGTGGTTGACGAAGGCGATGTGCGGGTAGTCGTGTTCGGCCTCGCCGTACGGGCCCGCGCTCACGAGGTTGTCGATCGACAGCACCTCCACCGGCGGCTTGCCGTAGGGTGTGCGCTCGTTGAGGCGCACGAACGTGCGCACGAAGTACCGGCCGAGGAAGCCGCGGCTGCCGGTGATGAGCACGCGCTTACCGCTGAACCTGTCCCAAAGCGCGCGCGGGAGCAGGTCGATGATCTCGTCGATGTCGGTGTCGAGCATGGGGTCAGTCCTCGTTCTCGGTGAGAGGCGATTCGATGGTCTTGAAGTGCGGGGCAGGGACGATCACGCGCCGCCCGGCGCCTCCTTCGAGGAAGGGCGCGAGTCGCTTGACGATCGCGTCGGCGAAGTTCCAGGCGAGGACGACGACGACGTGCGGCGCGAACACGCCGTCGCCGAAGATCGCGGTGCTTGGCCCCACGGGGATGCGCCCCTCGGGCATGAACCGCCCCTGCTTGAACGCCGAGTCGTCGACGATGTACGCGAAGCGGGCGGCGATGCCGAGCGCGTACAGGAGCGTCGTCGCCTTCGCGGGCGCGCCGTACCCCACCACGGTCTCGCCGGGCCTGAACGCGGACTCGAACGCGATACGCTTCTCCCCGATGTCGTCGGCGATCGCACGCAGCTCGTCGCGAAGCGCGGTGCCGGTCAGGCGGGCGTCGCGCGCACGCAGCTCGTCGCTCATCTCCGGCAACCGCAAAGGCTGCGCGTGCAGCGGTCGCACGCCGAACGCGATCGACTTCACGGCGGTGCACCGGATCGATCCGCCGTGCGTCTCTACTCGCTCGACGCGCGTGAGCGTGAGCCCGTGCGCGGAGAGAAAGCGCGTGAGCGGAGCGATGTGATGGTAGGAAGTATGCTCGTGGTAGATGTTGTCCCAGTGCCCGCGGTCGATGAGATCGCCGAGGTACTGGACTTCGAAGACGAAGCGGCCGTCGAACGCGAGTAGCTCGTGCACCGCCGTCGCGATGGCGGCGAGATCGTCGGCGTGCGCGAAGACGTTGTTAGCGGTGATGAGGCGCGCGCAGCCGTGGTCGCGAAGTACGGACTGCGCGACCACGGCGTTGAAGAACATGGGCAGGGTAGGGACGCCCTCGGACGTCGCGCGCGCGGCGATGTCGCGGGCGGGGTCGACACCGATCACGCGCGCACCCACGCCCTTGAACATCTTGAGCAGCGTGCCGTCGTTCGAGCCGATGTCGACGACGAGGTCGCCCCTACGCACGAACGGAACCTGAGACCCGAACAACGTGCGGAAGTGCTCGACGAAGACTGGGCTCGTGCCGCTGACGTAGACGTAGTCGCCGAAGAGCTTCTCGGGGTCGACGACGACCGGGAGCTGCACGTGGTCGCACGATGGGCACGCGACGATGTACAGCGGGTATGTCTCGGCCGGACCGGGCTCACGCAGGAACGCGTTCGCGAGCGGGGTGCAGCCGAAGTCGAGGAGGGCCGCGGCCTGCGGGTGCGGTAGCCCCGGCGCGAACTCGGTGCCGCACAACCGACACGTCGCGCGCTCGGTGTAGCTCACGGCAGACATCGCGCTGCGACTTCCGGGGTGACGAAGTCGACGCGGACGACGTCGGCCTCGTGCTCGTCGTGCGTGCGCACGTTGCGGGCGAAGGTCATGATCTCCGAGTCGGCGGTGAAGAGCATCGCGTGCTCGCGGTTCGGGGGCGTGAAGAACATCGCCCCCGGCAGGAACAACTCGCCCTCGGGCAGGCGGGCGGAGCCGACGGCCCGGTGGAAGTAGAGCACGGCGCCGCGCAACACCCGCGTGAAGTGCCAGTCGGTGCGGTGCCAGTGGTTCGCGCGCACGCTGCCGCGGACGCTGTGGATGAAGGAGACGTGCGAGACCGGCGTGACCAGCACGTTCTCGATCGCGCCGCGGCTGTCGCCGAACGCGTCTTCGCGCATGGGCACGCGCGCGGGTAGGTCGGCGAAGTCGCCGCGCTCGACCGCGGCGATGTAGTCCTCATGGGTCATGGTCATTGCGAAGCCTCCTCCTGGCGGAACGTGTTGTCGGTCGCTCGGTTGTTGTCGGTCGTCGGCAGCAGGCGGTGCCCGGTTACGAGCGTAGAGAGCATCGTGTCCAGACGCTCGCAGAGCACCGGCCATGCGTACTCGTCGGCGAGCGCGCGCGTCTTCGCCACCTGCTTCGCTCGCCAGTCGGCGTCGGTGAGCCCACGCACCACGAAGTCGGCGAAGACGCGGAGCGTGGTGCGGTCGAACTGCCCGCCCTTGAGCTTCACCATCGGCGCGGCGGCGCCGTAGATGGTGCCGAGCGAATCGACGTCGGTGAGCACGGGCAAGCACCCACTCGCGCACGCCTCCATCGACGTGACGCTGAAGCCCTCGGTGTAGCGGATGGTCTCGCAGGAGTAGCCGAGCACCTGCGCGCGCGACCACTCCTCGCGCATGCGCTCGCGGCTCACCGAACCCACATGCTCGACGCCCCACCGTGGGTTACTCAGCTTGTCGATGGCATAGCGGATGTACCGCTTGCGCTGCGCGATCTCCAACAAGTCCGGGTGTACGTTGCCGCCCGCCTGCTCGTACTCGTCGAAGTGCGCGGGTTGAAAGTTGTAGAACGCCTTGAGCGTCGCGTGCGGAACGTACTCCTTGACGAGCGGCCACACCTCCAGCAACCGGTGAAGTCCGCGGTCCGCGCTCGACGCCCAGACGACGCGCCCCTCGACTCGCGTGCTGTCGTCGGCGGTGTACTGCGTGGGGTCGCACCCGTTCGGCACCACCGCCCACGCGCGCACGCCCGGGGCGTGACGGGTGAGATACACGCGGTGGTGATCGCAAGGGCTAGTGACGACGTCGACGAACTCTTCCCAGCCCGGGCGGCAGTAGTCGAAGTCGTTGAGCTGTTGGTTGACAACGCGCACCGGTCCGGGGCTGATCTCGCGCAGGAGGTCTGGCTCATTCCACGAGTAGACGACGTCGCACCCGTCGACGATGTGCGGGTTGCGGAGCGGGTGCACGGCGATCCCCTCCCATTCGCGCGGCTCCATCTCCTGGCCGACGACGAGCATCACGTCGTGACCGCGCGCCTTCATCCCGCGCGCGTACTCCAGGCAACTCAGCTCCGAGCCCGTGAGCCCGCGCGAGGACGTGAACAGGTTGTCGAAGTCGAGCGGGCGCCCGCCCACCGAGAACTTACCGTACAGGAATGCGATCTTCATCTCACGCCTTTCGCGAAGCGACGGCGCCGAGCCGCCGAAGGTTGGTGCACCGTGACCGCCATCGGGGCGGTGACGGTCACGCCACTTCCTTTCGCACGAAGTCCGCGCGCGGCTGGTAGGGGACGAGCGGGTGCACGTGCATCTCGGCCAACATCGCGCGCATCATCTCCACCCACGCCTCCGCCAACTCGTCGAGGTCGAAGTCGCGGAAGGCGCGCGCCTTGATCTCCTCGCGCGTCTTGAGCCACTCGCCTTCGGGTGCGGTCATGGCGCGCACGACCTCGTCGACGAATCGCGCTTGATACTCGTCGCTCATCCAGTCGCCGTCGATGAGCACGCCGTACCCGGCGTGGTTGTAGGCGACGGCATGGCGCTCGGCGCCGACGGTCTCGTTGAGCGCGGCGATGGACGACGTGACGATGCGGAGCCCCGCCGCCTGCGCCTCCATGGCGGTGATGCACGACGTTTCCGAGAACCACGTCGGGTACGCCCACACACCCGCGCCCATGAACGCGTCCGCGAGCGTGGCCTGGTCCACGCGCCCGTGTGAGCGCACGCCGTGCGGCGCGAGGTCGACGAGCATCTGCTCCAAGGCGTCGATCACCTGGAGCTGCTCCGTGTCCTTGCGCGCCTCTGCCGCCTTCCTCCAGTTGAAAAAGCCGTAGTAGACGTCGAGGCTGGCGTCGGGCACGCGCTCGCGGATCTTCGGCCACACCTGGAGCAGCACCGCCAAGCCGCGGTCGGGGCTCGACGAGTACACGGCGCGGTGGGGATCGCGCACGATCTCGGCGCGCGGGGTGAAGCGGGAGAAGTCGATGCCGTTGCGGGTGACGAGCACCTGCGACTTGGGCAAATTGTGGTGGTCGACGACGAAGCCCGCGTGCCACTGCGACAGCGCAAGCACACGGTCGGCGCGGAGCAAGTTCTTGTGCGCGCCGCCGCCCGCGAAGATGTCATGCACCCAGAGCAGGCGCAGCCCGGCAACAACGGGCGCGTCGAAGAGTGCGGCGTTACGCCACGCGACGAAGACATCGCACGCGCCCGCGTTCAACAGGTGCTCGGTCTGCCGGTACTCGACGCCGTCGAAGATGCCATCGCCGTGCGGGCCCGTGCTCGTGTACACGCGCACGCGGTGGCCGAGCGCGGCGAGGCGCCGCGCCATGTGCACCACCATCGTCTCGCTCCCGCCGATGCCCTCGGCGCGCATGATCTCCGGGTTCCACGCCTGCCAAGCGTCGCCGCAAGCGAAAACGATGTCGAGTCGCGTCGAGCCATCGGTGACGGCGGGCGCGGGCGCGTTGATGGCTTCGCAGAAGACGTTGCCCTGGCCGGGTACGTCGGCGACGGAGTTGAGGCGCACGTAGCAGTCGCGCACGCGGAAGCCCGCGGCGCGCATGTTCGCCGCCACCGTCCACGGCGTCGGCGCGACGAGGTGCGCGTGCGGCAGATCGCAGTTCCACGATTTGCCTTCGTCGTCTGCCCACCGCCACGGATGCGCCCACTCGACGAACTCGCCACGCATCCACGACCCGTGCGGCGTACACACGCGCATGACTCCGCCGGGGCGAAGCCACTTGCGCGCGGGGCGCAACATGTCCTTCACGGGGTCGCGCAGGTGCTCGTACGTGTCCGTCGACGTGACGAGGTCGAAGAGCCTGCTGCCGAGATCGTCGATCGTGAGCGCGTCGAACTTGCGGCAGACGAAGCGGGCCCCGGTCTTGTGCTTCTCCGCCACGCGCCGCGCCATCGCGATCGAGGTCTCGCAGAGGTCCACCGCCGTCACGTCGTGACCGTCGAGCGCCCAACGGTTGACGATGCCGCCGTCGAAGCAGCCGAGGTCGAGGACGCGCGTGCCCTTCTCGACGCCCGCGATCGCCATCTCGCTTCGATCGAGGAGCTGACCCGCGAGCGGCTCGCCGATGGGTACACCGTTCTCGATCGTCGGGTCCTCGGGTCCGTTGTACTTCTGCTCGGTCTCGGCGTTGTCCATCCACGCCGTCATGCGACGCGTGCGCGCGAGCGCGTTCTCGATGATGGGCGAGTGCTTCACGCGGTAGGGGGCGTCGGCGAGAAGGCGCTCGGCGGCGAGCACCTCATCGTGTAGCAGCATCTCTTTCCAGAGCAGGATGGTTGCCGCCTCCACCTGCCCGTCGGTCATGCGCACGGGCAGGTCGTCGATGTCCACATGCTCGGGGATCGAGAACGAGCGGGGCGTGGGCGCGACGTGGGCGCGGGGGAAGTGGTGCTCTTGGACACCGCGCGGGTACGTTGCGGGCTTCGCGACGACCATGTGCCCGCCGACGGCCTCACCGCCGCCGTTGTTGATCGCAGCGAGGACTTGGTCACGCGTCACGGGTGCCAGCAACTCCATGGCGACGAGTCGCCCGAGCACCGCCGACACATCATCGACCGCTACCGCACGCTCGAACGTGCGCATGTTGTAGACCAGGTTCGGATCGTCGGGGTTGGCCTTGCGCGCTTCCTTCGCGTGCTTGAGCGCGTTGCGCGCGTCGCCGAGTTGCGAGTACGCCATCGTCAGATAGACGTGAGCGTCGACCTCGCGCTCCAGCGGGTTGACGAAGAGCATCGTTTTCGTCGGCGGCATCGACAGCCCGACGCGCGCGAAGTGCGCGCACCGCTGCCAATTGCGCCGCACGTCGCCGCCCTTCTGCCCCGCGATCGCGCGGTGGTAGAAGGACCTCGCGATCGCGAAGTAGCCCTCGCCCCACTCCTCCATGACACCGATCGCGCGGTGCCCCCAGACCCCAGCCTCCTCATGGCGGTTGAGCCCGTTGAGAATCTCGCTCATCTTGAGCGCCGCCATCGCCTTCTCGTCGTCCCATCCGCTGACGTCGAAGTATCGCGAGAGCCATGACATCGCCTTGTCGTACTGCTGCGCGTTCGCGTACTCCAAGCCGAGGTAGTAGAAGTGCCGCGGGTCCTCGCAGCCGTCGGTCTCTACCAACTTCTGCAGGATGCGCAGGTTGCGCCCTGGCACCTGCGGTTTCTTGCTGCGCTGGCGTTGGTGCTTGAAGACGACGTCGTCGCAGGGGATGACATGCAAGTTCGGCCGGTCTTCCGGCAGCAGCACCTCGTGCACGGGGTTGACCCACCGCATCGCGGCGCGCCGCGAGAGCAAACGCTCGCGGTAGTGCAGGCACACGCATCGCCCGTTGGGGGCATAGACGTACTCGTAGGGGAAGAGGTAGCACCAGTCCTTCGCCCCCTTGTTCGCCTCCGCCATCGCGACGAGTCGAGCAATGTGCTCGCCTCCCGCGACGACGTCGTCGGAGTCCATCCACATCACCCACGGCTGCGTCGCGAGATCAAAGCTGCGGTTGCGCGCCATGGCGAAGTTCGCAATCGAACCCGTCTCCGGGTCGTTGCAGTCGGTGAACACCTCGACGACGTCGGCGTACTTGCGCGCGATGTCGACGGTGCCGTCTACCGAGCCTGTGTCAACGACAACGATCTCGGCCACGTGCGGCCTGATGCTCTCCAGACACTCGACGAACAACCCGCTCCCTTCGTCGTCGCGCACGATGAAACAGCACGAGACCGGAGCCCTCGCAGTAGAGTCGCCCATCAGCTCACCCTCTTCTCGCTCTTGGCGGGCACGTGCGTGCGCGGTGACGCACCCACGCGCCACCCGTCGCCGCTCGCATCCCGCTCTTGCCCGCCTTCAGCACCCCCCGCTCGAACGCCTTCCCCGTCGCCCCAAGAAGAGCGACGCGCGCGTGCGGTGTGCAGTCATCGGTAGCAGACGCGGGGCACATGAACAAACGCAAAAAAACCCCGACCCCCGCGTGAGCGGGAGCCGGGGTTCAAAAGATTCTGCGATGTCGCTGGCTTCGTGGGTCGCGCTCAGTCGGTGGGGGCGAGCGGTTCGAGGCAACGGACGCCGCCGCAAGCACGCACCGCCTCGCGCGTCTTCGCCTCGCGCCAACACGTAGCGGGCACGCGCTGCACCCGCGCCATGGAGAGGCAGCCGCGGTAACAGCTCACACCCTTGTGCGTCGCGCCCTCGGCGCAACCGAGCGCGGCGAAGTTCGCGCAGGCGAGGCCGCACGGGCTCGACGCTGCGCCAGGGCTTCCGTCTTCGTGCTCGAACACGTGGTAGTCGGGCGGCTCGGGGTAGTCGCCGGTGACGACCTCGACCACGGGCGGCTCCGGCGGAAGGTCAGAGCGAGGGCAGCCGAGGACAACGACCGCGAGCGCGGCGCAGATGATGGCGATGACGGGGATGCGGCTCATGCGGCGTTGGCTCCTGCGAGGTGTGGGCGATGGTGGTGGCGGCGACGGATCCGCGCGGATCCGTCGTCACGCCGCGAGCGGTGGCACGACCTTCGGCACGATGATGTCCTTGCACTCGCCCGAGGTGAAGTACGCGTTTGCAATCTTCACGAAGCCGCGGTCGCCGTGCCCCGGGCCCCACGAGCTGACGACCTCGACGTAGCCGTCTCCGAAGCCGCAGACGGCTTGCATGTGCCAGCCGAGCACGCCGCCGGTGCGGCCCTCGTAGATGCCCCCGCCCTTCCACCACATGTACGTCGAGTCGACGGGCATGGCGAAGACGGGGCAGTAGCCGCGCGAGAGCGCGGCGCGCACCAACTCGTCGGCGCCCACGCCCGAGGCGATGCGGTACCAGGAGTCGAGGCGCGCTGCGAGCGCGTCCTGGAAGACGTCGAGCGGGGGCAGGTCGTTGACGTTGCTCGTGCCGTCGGCGTGGATGATGAGCGGCCACCTGCTCGCGGCGACCATCCCCTTTTCGAGCAGCGCGCCGAGGGCGAGAAACGGCCGCGAGCCCGCGTCATCGAGCGGGGCGTAGGGTCGACTCGCCATGCGGGCGAAGTCGTAGATCAACAGGTCGCTCGGGCGCGGGATGGTCATGCCCGCGATGCAGGCGTTGAGCAGGATCGCCGAGCCGAAGGCGAAGCCCACGCACGACTGCGTCGGACCCTGGTTCGGCACGCCGTCAGCGAGCAGGTGCCGGTACGTGAGGCGAAAGCCCGGAAGCGCATCGTCCATGCTCGGAGGCTTGGCGCCGATCAAGCGCCCGAGCGGGTAGCGCGCGAGCTGGTCGGCAACGACGTCGTCGTTGTCCGGCACCCATCCGGTGCCTCGCGGTAGCTCGCTCACTTGCCGCTGTCCTTCACGCCAGCGTCGGCTGCGTCGGCTTCGACGGCCGCGCTCACGCGGGCGGCGGCGGCGATGCGCTCGCGCGCCACCGCGCGCTCGGCACCGCGGCGAGACTCACCCACGATCGCGAGCACCTTCTCGATGTCGCCGGGCAGCACCGCGCACTTCTCGACGATGAGCTTGTCGGGCAAGTCCTGGTTCGCGATGGCGCACGTGATCTTGTCCGCGAGCAGGTCGGCCGCGTTGAGGATCTGCGCGCGCGTGCACCCCGTGTGCGTCGCCGTCAACGCACACGCGCCCGTGAGGAAGACGGCGCAGAAGATGGGGGTGCGGACCATGTCGATGAGCTTGTCCAAGAGGTACCTCACTTCGGTTGCTGTTGCTGTTGCTGTTGCGGCGCGGCCACCGAGAGCGACCGCGCAATGAAGAAGCCGAGCACGCCGAGGGTGGTGGTGATGCCGACGAGGGCGAGGGCGCCGAGGGCGGCGACGAGCCACTGCCACTTCTGCCGCCGCCACCAGATCGAATCGGCTTTGCGTTCGTTGATCTCGTTCTGTTTGTCCGCGAGCGCGCGCTGCAGGTCAGCGATCTGGTGCGTGCCCGTGTCCATCTCGTCTTGCGCGAAGTCGAGTCGGTTTTCCAACTTCTTCAGCCGTTGGCCGTGGCGGTCGAGACGCAGCTCGTGACGCAGCGCCGTCGACTCGTAGCGCGCAGCTAGCTCGCGATGCTCCTGCCGCATCGAGCTGATCGCGAGCATGATGTTCGCGGCGGTATGACCGCGCGAGCGCGACTCGTGCTCGGCTTCGAGAAACTCGCGGAGCTTGCTGTCGAGAACGGGGTCACTCATGCGCCACCTCAGAAGGTATGGTTGTAGCGAGCCGCCACATACGTCATGTAGTTCGCGATGTCGGTATCGGTGAGCCGCTTGTTAAACGCCCACACTTCGTAGACCTTGCCATCGAAGAACGTGGAAGCGCTGATCTCCGCGTGCCCGACCGTGAAGTGGTACCCAGCGGAGGAGACGATCGCGAGCGAGCCCGCGTGCGCGATGGACGAGGGTGTGCCCCCGTCGACGCTGATCTCGACCGTCGACGCGTTCCACCGGCACATGGCGACGTGCAGCGCGCCGGTAGAGCACGTCACCTTCGTCGGCTCGATCCAGCCGACGCCGTCGTAGAACGCGAGCCCGAGCCCGCTCGACGTGAACCCGAGGTTGAAGCAGTTGAGCAGATCGCTGACGAGCGAGGGGTCATCGTACGCCGAGGCCGAGGGCGTTGCGCCCGTGTCGGCGTTGAAGAGCACGAGGATCGTTCCCGCCGTGGCAGTGACGTAGCCGGAGAAGTCGTCGCCGGTGTCGAGGCGGTCGTTCGTGCCATCGAAGTCGGCGCCGGTGTAGCCGTTGACCGCTGCGGAGACGGGCGGCGGGTTGGTCAGCTCGTTCAAGCCCGAGCCGTACTCGGCCGCCCACGGAGCGCCGTTGTACTCCGAACCGTCTGCGCGGCAAAGTTCGGTCGGCCCGAGCGTCGTCGGGTCGAACCCGCCGCCGCCGCTAGACACGCGCTTGAAGCCACGCCCACCGCGGCCGAAGCCGAAGCCGAAGCCCATCGCGTGCGCCGAGCGCGAGCGCGGGTGCGGAGAGGGGGCGATCACGTCCACGTCGTCTCGCTCCGGTTGATGGTGATGCCCCACGAGATCGACCCCGTCGCCGTCCCCTTCACCTTGACGAAGGCGGCGAGGCCGGTGACGCCGATGCTCACACCAGAACCGACGCTGATGCCTGTAAACCCGGCGCGCGTCATCTCGGTGTCCCACGTCGCCTCGACGCTGCTGCACGTGCCCGCGCCGCCGTTGCTCATGAGCATGGCGCGGCGACCGTACGCGCCACCCCCACCGCTCCCGCTCGGCACCGCGGTGACCTCGACGAAGACTTGGCTCACGCTCTCGTCGGTCAGGTTCCACGTGAACGCGTCGGTGACGGTCGCGTTGCTCGTTGAGATGCGCGCGACGTCGGAGTAGGAGCGGTGATAGGCGTTGCCCGTGGCGTCGATGCTCGTGCCCGTGTACACCACGTTGCCGCCGAGCATCAGGTCTTGCGCGACGCCCGACACCAGCCGCCCGCCCGCGAGCGTGGCGCGGTTGATCATCGGCGTCACGAGCGTGGCGTTGTTGATCATCGCGTTCGCGAGCGTGGCGACGGCAGTGCCCACGACGCGTAGCCCGCGGTTGATCTCGACGACGCCGCCCGTGGGGATGTGGTTGAGCCCCGTCGCGCCGACCGCGCTACCGCCTTGGTACGAAAGGAAGTGGTTGTTGGCGGCGAAGAATTGGACCGCGCCCCCACCGCCACCACCACCCGCCGCAAACGCGTCGGCCCACGTTCCCGAGGGCTGCCCGCTCGGGGTGCTGCGGACGATGTCGTTCTGCCACTTCGTCCAACCGAAGCTCGTGTTGCCCTCGGTCGTCTCGTCGAACGCGATGACGCGCCGCCCGTTGATGAGCGTGTAGACGCAGAACGTGGTGGAGTAGCTCGACTGCGCCACCCCGTTGCGGTCGATGCCCGAGTTCACGCGCGAACGGAAGCGGTACGCCTTGCCGGGCGCGGGCGCCGTGAACGTCGCCGTGCGCAGCACGCCATCGACGACGAGCGCCGCCGTGACCGCGTCCTTGTCGCTCGTGTCGTCGGTGGTGAGGCACGTGATTGACCACGTGTCTACGTCGGCGGTCGACGCGAGCGCGATGACGATGGTGTTGCCGGGCGTGACGTCGACGCCGTTGGCGGTCGCGACGGCTGCCGCCGCGCCATCCTTGACCGTGCAGTTGGGGGAAGGCATCGCTACACTCCAGTCATGAAAAACATCATCGTTATTCCGGTTGCGGTTGTTGCTCTGATCGCGTGCTCTGCGGTGTCACCGCAAACGGAAGACAATCGGCCGCCTAGCGAGTGGACGTTGTCGATCGCAGACTCGATCCGCGACGAGCGCCGCGACGCGGTAGAGATCGCGGTCGCTGCGTGGAACGACGCGCTTGCTACATCGTCATGCCCTGCCCGCATCTCCACGACGCAAGCAACGACGCGCGACTGGCACATCGAGGTGCTCGACGCGAACCCGCCGAACGACACTTGCGAAGCCATGACTCGTCAGCTCCCACGGGGCGGTAGCGTCATGATCCGCGACAACGGGCCGCACGTGCGCGACCCCAAGTTCTGGCGCGTCGCCGCACACGAGATCGGTCACGGACTCGGGCTCGGCCACGACGACGACCCCGATTCGATCATGACCCCGGTGTGGTCCGATGCCGAACCGCGCATCGCTCCGCGAGACGTGATCGCATACGTGAACGCGTGGTGCCCGTCAAAGCAGTAGAACCAGCTTGCCGTCACCGCCCGCGCCGCCCGTGCCGCCGTCGGCTCCTCCCACATCGCTCGAACCGCCGCCGCCGCCGCCGCCGCCGCCGCCTCCGCTATTGGCGGTGGCGTCCTGACCGTCGAGACCGACCAAAGCAACGGCGCCGACCACGCCGGTGCCCCCGTCGCCACCCGCGCCGCCGTTACCCCCTGGCCCGGCGGCGCCACCGCCACCGCCTGACCCCGGCATGCGCGAGCCTTGAGGAGGGTTGGCACCGGCGACGCCGCCGGTGTAGCCGAAAGCGTTCGATCCGTTTGAGAAGTGCGCATCCCAGAACCGCCCGAGCACAGCGGTTGCGCCGTTGATCGATGGCCCGCCGTACCCCGGCGACTTGGGGATAGACCAGATGAATGACTCGTATCCCGACGGGACGCTAATCCCGGTCGGAGTCGTCGGCGACGAGTTCCACGGCGTGCCGCCCAGCGCGATGCCGTACCCGCCGATGGACGCGGCGGCACGGACGGCACCGGGCGCACCACCGCTCGCACCCTGGAACGATGCGAGCACCTCGCCCGTGCTCGCGTTCGTGAACGTCGTCGCCGAACCGGGATCGCCGGGACCTGCAAGCGCGGCGTCGGTGTTGGCCGTCGCGATGCCTGCTCCGGCCGGTCCGCCGGGCGCACCGCCCACACCGATCGTGATGGTGTAAGCGGTGCCCGGCACCACGACTACACGGCGAACGTCCGATAGAGCACTACCGCCGCCACCCCCGCCCGTCGCGAACCATCCCGACGTGACTGCGCCACCCCCGCCACCGGCGCCGCCGCCGCCGCCGCCGTAGCCGATGAGAAGAATTTCGAACACGCCCGGGGGGCAAACCCACGTTGTCGGGGACGTGAACACGATCGCGCGTTTGTTGTGCGCGCCTTCGCGCGCGAGCGCCCACTCGCTCGAACCGAAGACGAACTCCGCGCTCGCACCCTGCGCCTCGTAGCTGTAGTCGCTCGAAGCGCGCACACCGAGACGGAAGATGCCGGTGCCCTGCGAGTTCGTGATGTTGGCGTAGCCGCTCGCGTTGCCGCCCGTGCCCTCGTAGTAGAACATCATGCGGTCGCCCATCGTCGCGCCGCTGGCGAGGAGCTTGTACGTACGCGCGGCCGTGAGCGTGGGGATGCGGACGATGCCCGCCGCCGCCGCGCTGGCGCCGTGCGCGAGCAGGTTGAAGTTCCAGTTCGCGTCGGGCCCGGTCGCCATCGAGTCGATCAGCCGCCCCGAGCCCGTCGCCCGCACGATGCTCGCGAGGGCATCGGCGTAGCCCGCACGCTTGTCGAGCGCGTACGTGAGCGCGGTGTCGAGCGCGTTCTGCTGCGCGCTCGTCAGCTTGTCGCCGACGCCCCACGCGCTCGGGTAGGTCCTGGTGATCGCCATCGCTTCACGTTCTCCTGTTCGGGTGCTGCGCCAACCGGCTCATCGCCTTGAGGTTGTCGGCGACGGCGTCGGCGAAGGCCGGGTCGAATTCGAGCACGCACGCCTCGACACCGGTGACGGGGTCGTAGACGCGCATGCGGGTCCAGAGCATCTGCTGCGGTCCGCGGCACGGTTCGATCACCACGCGCGGCACCCGCTTGCCGAAGACGAAGCGTGCGCTGCACGCGTCGCAGCGAAAGAGTCCGATCTCGGTGAAGGTGCAGTCGCCGTCGACCTGCTCCGCCGCACCGCACGCGGGACACACGACCTCAGACATCAAACACGTTGTTGTCGAGGTTGTGATCGTCGTCGAGGTAGAAGCCGCCCTGACTCGGGCCGCCGCTGACGTTGACGGCGGGCCCGCCCGCCGGTGCGCGGTACCAGTCGAACGAGCACCACGTGGGCAGGATACGGTCGGCGATGGGTGCGACCTTGGACGCGGCTGCGTAGAAGTCGCGCTCGTTCGCGTTCGCGGGCTTGATGAGGAGGATGAGTACGTGAGCCACCGTCGACGACCACGGCACCGCGGCGTTGGGCGTGCCCCACGGGTAGGTGTTGTCGGGTACGTTGACGACGGCGTTGGTGATGTCGATGTACTCGACCGCGCTGAAGTAGTCGGGGATCTCAGCCGCGAGCGCGCTAACGAGCCGCTCGTGCAGGCCCGACGCGTCGAGCACTCGGCGAAAGGCGCGCAGCACCGCGACGCGCCGCTCGCGGTCGGTGGCGGTCGGCGGTGGCGTGATCCTAAAGATGCGCTCCCATCGCGGAAGAAACGCGGTCATCCGCTCGGGGTCCCACTGCAGCGCCATGCGCTCGTTCTGCCCGTAACCGTCGAACGTGATCGCGCGGGCGTACGCCATGTTCTCGACCCACGCTACGGTCGTCGTGTCCGAGGCGTTGATCGCGGTACCGCGCGCTGCGTTGAGCGCGTCGTGCACGATGCGCAACCGCGGGCGTCCGCCGCCGAAGCGGCGCGGGTAAGGGTGATATCCGCCGTAGCCCATGCGCATCACCCCCAGTGGAGGAACACCAGTTCTTGGCTATCGCTCGCGACGAGCACGCTCGACGTGCCCGTTGGCAGCGGGTGCAGTGACGCGTCGCCGGTGCGGAGGATCATCCCCGTGCCGCCGGAGACACCGGGTAGGTTGAACCGCGCCGTCGACGCCTCGGGCGGCTGGATGCTGATGCTGCGCGCCCCCGTCGGTACCGTGAGCGTGTTGACGCCCGTGGCGAGGAGCGCACGAACCGGACCTCCCGCGGGACCGAGAGTGTTGGTCACGAGCGTGCTCTTCCACTCGCTCTCGGCCTGCAGCCCTTCGCCGCTGCTCTTCATGCTGATCTGCGTCTTGATCGTCGTCGACATCGGCTGCGCTCCCATCAGATGAAGAACACGGTGATGACTTGCCCCACGAGTTGCGACGCGCGGATCGCGCCGTTGCCCGCCACGTCCTCGTAGGTGTAGACGGTGATCGTCTGCGCGCCGGAGACTTTCGCGGTGGCGAAGCGCGCGGTGCCGTCGCTCGACTCGACCTCGGCCCACGCGCGGCGCAGGTTGACGTCGTGGCTTACCCCCAGCTCGTCGCTCACCGCCGTCGGCGCGGTGAAGAAGTAGGTTCCAGTCGAGACGTACGAGCCCGTGAGCTTGACCACGGCACCGTCGCCCCAAACGTTGTCATGAACGAACCCCGTGCTCGGGTCTGCGATCTGCGTCGCGCCGCCGGTGGTGCCGAGGAAGGAGCGCGCGCCGCGCGTGAGCGTGTGCGTCATCATCGCGACGTTGGCCGCGTACTTGTTCCGCCACGCCGCATCCTCGTCGGTGGTCGGGTCGATGGGGTCGCTGTAGTTCGAGAGCGCACCGCCATAGGTTTCGATCGAGTCCTTGTCGGGCAGAGTCATGAGTCCTCGTTGTCGTTGCGCGGTACGGGCAAGGTGTCGGGCGGGGGCGCCGGGTCGGGGATATAGACGTAGCCGAAGCCGTCGCTGTCGACGCACATGAAGCCGAGCACGCGCGCATACGCGATCTCGGCAGGCGTGCACGCGCTCGACGAGACAAGCTTGCCGCCCTGACGAAGGAGCATCACCAACTCGTAGAGCGCGGGATCACTGCGCACGGGCTACGCTCGACGGTAGAGCGCGATGTGACGTGGCACGTAGATGTTCGGCGCGTCGGTGATGGCGGCGGGCACCTGGGGCGTGAGCACGCCGCCGCTACCGTTGACCGTCACCGTGCCGTCGCTGCGGTACAGGAACGACGACGAGAGCACCTCGTCCCCCGCGTCTGTCACCGCGCGTTCGATTGCGGGCCCGACCGAGTATGGCCACGAGTTGGCGGGCGTTGGGTGCCGGAAACCACGCGCGAGCGCGGAGGCGTTGCTCGTCTTCTCGCCCGGACCCATGAGCGCGAACGCGGCGAGGACAGCACCGATGTACGTAGACGCGTTCTGGCACTCGGGCCAGATCAACGCGCCGACCGCAACGCCGGTGAAGGGCGAGTCGATGGTGATGGAGTACGCGCCCGCGCTCCCGCTGTACGCGGTGACGAGCGCGGTCTTGACCGTCCAGTCCACGGTGGAGAGCCACGCGACGCGCGTGACGTTGGCGACGGGCGCCGTCTGCGCGTCGACCGTAAACGCGGTGTTGCTCGTCACCGCCGTGACCTCACACTTGAAATTGCTGGTGCCGTCGACGCTCGGCCACGGCGTGCCGTTCGTCCACCCACCACCAGGCCCCGGCGGGTTCGCGGTCGCGGCCTCGGGCAAGCTCAGCCCGATGGCGACGTCCACATTCACGTCGGTGCACGTCGTCGTCACCACGTGGGGGTGGGTCGGGAGCTTGCCCTTGATGTATGGGTCCACGATGCCGCTAACGGTCGTACTCGCCACCGCGCGGCTCTTGCTTGTTGCCGTGGGCGCGGCAGCGACGGCGATGTGCACGGTGGCGGGGCCACCGACGGCGGGATAGGTGAACGCCTTCTGCACGCTCGCGCTCGCTTCCTCGGCCAGCTCCGCCACGTGCTCCCAGTTGCCCGCCCCGGGCGGGGTGGCGAGGAAGTCGAGTAGGCGGGCACGGAGCACCTCGTCGTCCTCCTCGTCGATCGCGTTGACGAGCCCGCCCGCGGCCACGGTGACCTTGTCGTCGCAGTACGGGGGCGCGCTCACCCACGTGAGCACGTCGCCCTCGGCGTGGTTGGTGTCGTCGCTGGTGTCGATCGCTTGGATGGGGACACTCGCGCCGTTGGCGTAGGTACCGCCCGCGGTGACGGCGTAGCGCAGGCCGAGCGCGTCCGTTAGCTCTGCGCCGGTCACGATGGGCGCGTCCGCGCTCGCGGTGATGATGACGTTGCCGACGCTACCCGCGGCCCCCTGCTTCTCGCGCTTGTAGAGCGCAGCGATGCGCGCGAGGTCGTCCACGACCGCGGTGTCGGGCATCTGCTGGTCGGCCTTGATGATCGTGTTCGCGTGCACCACCGCCAACTCGTTACCGAGCGACGTCGCGATGATGTACCAGTCGGAGTTCGGCCCAACGTAAGGCGCGGTGACGCCCTGCTTGATGAGTCCGTTCTTAATCGTGCGCAGCACGTCGTCTCGAATCTCGATCGCGTCCTTGGTAACGAACTCGTTCAGCTCAGCCATCTCACACCACCTCGGTGAAGGCTTGTCCCGTCGTCAGGTCGCGCCATTGCAAGCGCCCAAACACTGCGCCGCGCTCCATGCCGTTGAGCCCGTCGCCCACCTTGTACTGCGTGAACCCCACGACCTCGACGAGACCCAAGCGGATGAGCGGCGCGAGCGCGTCCGTGAGCGTGGCGAGAACGCGTTTGCGGGTGTTGGGCGTGATGCGCTGGATCGCGGCGAGGTCGTGGCCCATCTCGAACACGGCGCTGCTCCGCTTCGCCATGTGGACGCTCATCTGTACAGCGGCGCGCACACTACCCACCCCGATGATGCGCCCGGTAACCTTGTCGATGACGTAGTCGCGAGTGTGCGGGTCGACCTTGCGTGCGCCGAGCGGAACCTTCGACCACGGGTCGGCAAGGAAGCCACCGCTCGGCACGTTCGCGAGCGCGGGCGTGCCACCCCCTGCGCTCGACGCGCCTGCGCCTTGGTTGCCTGCTCCTGCCATAGTGCCTCCGCGTTTACCCGGGTAGACGCGCTCAGACGATCGTGCCCGTGCCCGCCACGGGCCCGTCGGTGGGGGCGCTCATCGGCGGGCCGCTGAGCGAGACCGAGACCACGTTCGCGTTGATCTGAATGTAGAGAAGGAGCTGCGCCTCTAAGAGCGCGAGCAGTGCGCCCGCGACGGGGTCGCTCACGCCGATGCGCACCGCGAGCGGCGGCACGAACACGGGCGAGGTCCACACCACGGTGCCCGCGCCCGCGAGCGGCACCCCGCTGGTGAAGCCGGTACCGTTGACTTGCCCGAAGCTGGTGAAGTGATCGATGAGCGCCTGCGCCGTCGCGATCCAGACCTCGCGCGCGCTCGTCGCGTCGACGGGCAGCGTGAGCGCGTCCGCGAGCAAGCCGCCAAGCTCGACGGCGTCGCCGGTGACCGTGAAGATGCCGAGCCCGCTGACGACGCCGCCCACCGCCGCCATCGTCGTAGGCACGACCGTGACCTTGCTCACCGCCCACCCCTGGATCGCGGTGCCGAGCGCGGCGAACATACCGCCCGCGGACGCGGGCGCGCCGACCGCCGCCGCCATGATGCTGCCGATCGCAGAGCCGGAGAGCGCCATCGTTTCAATCCAAGGGGCAGGGGAAGTCGGGTAGCGCGATCGAGAACGAGATCGAGGGGATGCCGGGCAGGCTCAACGACGGCAGCCCGGGGAGCGAGAGCGAAGGTAGCTCCAGGCTCGGGTCGAGGTCCGGCCACGGGATCGAGAGCGAGAACGAGATCGAGGGGATGCCGGGGAGCGAGAGCGACGGCAACCCGGGGAGCGAGAGCGACGGCAGCGTCATGCTCAGGTCGAGGTCCGGCCACGGGATCGAGAGCGAGAACGAGATCGAGGGGATGCCGGGCAGGCTCAACGACGGCAGCCCGGGGAGGCTGAACGAGGGGAAGCCGCACGACATGCCCGACCTCCCTACGCGATGGCGGCGAAGACCTTGGTGCTCGCCGCCGCGGCGATGCCCGCGGGGCCAACGCACACGCTGTTGACGACGGGCACCGCAACCGAACCAAGCACGATCGACGAGCCGTCGACTTGGCACTGCTGCGTCGCCACGAGCGAGCACTTGCCGCTCGCGCCGACCGTGAGCGCACCGCTACCGTTCGCGAAGACGCGCACGCCGTCGCCGTCGATGATGATGCCGTGCCCGGCTCCGTTGGTGATACGGATGGCGTCGTTCTCGGCGTCGAGTTGGACGATCATCCCCGCGCCGTTGCTCGTGTTGCCGACGCGGGTGTAGAGCGCGATCGATCCGTTCTTCTTGAACAGCGCGCGGGCCTGCGCCTCACCGTCCTCACCGGCTGCGTACACGCACGTCTCGCCGTGCGCCAAGCTACCGTACAACTCCAACCCGCGCAGGTCCTGACTTGCGAAGATGACGTCGTGGTCGCTGGATGTGAACGTGAGTGCCTGCGCTGCCTGCTTCTTCGCCTGCGGCTTGGGCGGGCGGGAGGCGAAGCCGACGTGTTGCCACCACTCGGCGTTGTCGGTGTCGGTCGTCTCCTCGGTCACGCTGCCAAGCTGCGCCAAGATCTTCTTGGTCGTCGCGTTGACGGTGGTGGTGAGGATGTCGATGCCGACCTTGAACAGGCCCGCAAGGTCGATGGCTGCCATGCGTCTCCTCCTAGAGCACGAGCGCGTTCAATCGAACGAGATCGATCTTCGTCGTCGTGCCGCTACCACCGCGCGACTTCGTCCAGTGCGTGCCGAGCACGTACATGCGCTCGCGTAGCTCGGCGACCTCGTCGATCACCTCGACGACGGTGTCGGGCACCCACGTGATGAAGCGATCGTTGACGGTCTGCCCGTGCCCCTCGACCGTGTACGAGGCGTGAAGGCTCTTACGGTAGCGCAGGCTCATCTCGCGCTTGACGAAGTTGTTGAGCTGCTCCTGCGTCTTACTCTCGTCGTCGTGCAGGTACATCGGGCGGAAGGGGATGTCGGCGGCGCGGAAGGGGAAGGCGGCGGCGGGCAACGTGTTCTCGACGGCGCGGGGGTGCTTCTCCAACACCCCCTTCACCTCGTCGGTGTACTCGCCCTCGTCCGTGAGCCCGAGCAGCGGGTTGACGATGAACGCCTTGATGCGGCTCTTGCCGAACTCGGCACCGCCGCTGAAACCGTCGGCGATGATCATCGTCGGTTGGTCGGTCATCTCATAGCGCACCGTGCCGTCGATGACGTTGCCCGTGCCGGTGCGCGAACGATGGAGGATGAACGCAGGCTCTTGGGCATAGTCGGGCTTCGCGAGGATGAGCTGCTCGCCGTCGGCGCTCACGCGGATCCACAACCCATGGCGTTGCGCGACCCGCGCCGAGAACGCATAGACGCTCTCGTGGTTGTACGGCTTGAGTTGGTGCAGCACGAAGCTCTTGAGCGGCTTGATGTTGGTGCCGGGGAGTTCGCGGACGTTCGGATCCTGGATGATGACGTGCCCCGCGGGCACGACCCTTCGCAGGTCAACGGCGCTCGCAGCCGCCTTCGCCTTTTTCGTCTTCGCGGTGGGCACGCCACGGATGCCGCTGCGCGCATCGCGGTTCGCGCTCGGGTCGACGACAAAGTGCTCGTCGGCAACGAAGCCGAGCGGCGCGTACAGCCGCCGCACGAGGTCGGCCAGCGTGCCGCCCTCCTTGAGCTGGAACGCGGGATCGACGCACGTGTCGAGCGCCTGCCCCAGACGGTCGCGACCGCGGATGTTGTAGACGACGCCCGCGCCGCGCGTTGCGCTGATCTCGATGGAGTCGATGAACCCCTCGGCGAGCGTGATGCTGTCGATGTAGATGCGCACGCGCGCGCCAAGCCTGAGCCCCGCACGTTGCTTCTCCGCGAGCCCCTCGCTACCTAGCTGAAACGAGAACGAGTCGCTCGGCGTGAGGAAGTCGCTGGAGAAGTCGTACGAGGTCCACTGCGTGAGGTCGACTTGCCCATCCATGATGCGCAGCCGCACCTCCTGACCGTCGGGCGGGGTGGGCGCGTAGTAGGTAGGCACGGGTCAGTCTGCGTAGTAGCGAACCACGGTGCCGCGCGACACCTCGGGGTTGAGCATGAGCCCGGGGTTGAGCTTGATCACGTCGCCCATCTTCGCCCCGCTCGGGAGCTGCCGCGCAACGCCCGCGATGGTGGTGTCGGCGGGCACGGTGAAGAAGGCGATGCGGCGCGAACGCGTAGCGAGCAACGACTCACGGAGGTTGTAGGCAGCAGCCTTCACGCGCTCCACGTTCTGCGTGATGGGCCACGTCACGGCGGAGCGGGCGGCCTCGGCGCTCTTGGCGACGCGCTCAGCTTGGAAGATCACGGCGTCGATGCGCCCGCCCGCGCGCATGCTCAGCAGCGTCGGGTAGTCGGTGACAGCCTTGATCTTGTTCATCGCTTCCTCGAACGAGAACGTCGGGTCGCTGAGGTACGGCGGCGGTTCGAGCCCTTGCTTCTTGAGCAGCGCGGCGAAGTCCGCCTTGTTGATGATCGAGTTGAGTTCGCCCGCGGCGGCATCGATCTTGTCGATGGGGCTGGCGTCGAGGTGTGCCGTCTGCCCCTCCACGTTCGTCTCGACGAACGACATCTCGACCTCGACACCGCCGCGACGCCCGCCGTCCCAGTCGATGTCGAGCCGCTCCGCCTTCGCGAAGATGAGCCCAAACTCCGGGTGCTGGAGCTGCCCCACGCTCTTGTCCTGGAACGCCTCCAAGAACTTGCGTAGGTGGTCGGGGTAGAGCCGGTGATCCCACGTCTCCGCGCCCGAGTTCGACAGCCCGTTGATGAACGGCGCGCTGAACGAGTAGCGCCACGGGGCCGCGCCGGTGTTCTCGACCGAGGCACCGTCGACGCCCCAGTACTTGTGCTCGACGAGGTCGTGCGCGAGCGAGACCTTCATCTTCGTGACGGGGAACGGCACGTCGCGCCACGACGCTTCGAGGAGCTGGTCGAAGAGCAGGTCGTGCTCGTCGTCCGTCGGGTCGGGGTTCGGGGGGTCGGGGGGAGGGCTCACTTCGTCGGCCTTTGCACGATGCCGGTGCCTGCGGCGGCGCCGCCCGGTGGCAGCCCCGCGTTCTGCCGCGCGACGGCAGCGACGGCGGCTGTGTTCTCCTTGAGTGCGTCCGCGAGTGCCTTGCTCTCGTCGGCGACCTTCTGCTGCGCGGCGATGATCTTGGGCGCCTCGCCGAGCGTCTGCAGTTCCGCCCCCGCGTTGTGGTAGTCGGCGCTTTGCTGCACCGCCATCGGGTCCTTGCCCGTGACTTGCTTCGTCACGTAGTCGCTCGCGAACATCCCCGCGATGGCGAGCGGGTTGATGTAGTTCGCCATGCGCGAGACGTCGGTGATCGTCGCCTGCGTGGCAGCGCCCGCACCCCGCCGCCCTTGCGCGGCGGCGATGGCGTTGGGCACCGCGGTTGCGTCGCCCTTCGCCGCGCGGTCGATGGCGTCCTGCGCAGCCTTGTCGTCGCCCGCGATGCGCGAGCCCTCGTTGTAGGCGAGCGCGCCTTGAAGCGCGATGCCCGCGCCCACGTACCCCAGCACGCTACCGCCCGTCGCGGCACCCACGCGCGTACCCATGGGGACACCTGCAGCGGTAGAGCCTGCGACGCCTTGCCCCACCACCTGCCCGCCGACCTGCGCCGCGAGGGCGCGCGCCACCCCCGCACGTAGCACCTCAGCGAGCCCCGCCTGCGCGATAGACGCGCCGACGTTCGCGGCGATGATGGCACCAACCGGGTTCGCGGCGATGGACTTGATGATCCCTTCGTGCGCCTTCGCGAAGTCGCCCACTTGCTTGAGCAGTTTGATGAACGCGGGCACGCCGACCTTCAACGCCTCCACGAGCATCGGCGTCAGCTCCTTGAGCGTGGGGATGAGCTTGACGAACTCGGGGATGAGTTTCTCGCCGACCTCGGTGCGCAGATCGCGCATCGCCTTCTCGAACTGCTCGGAGCCCGAGGCAAGCACCTCCTCGACGTCCTTGTTGAGGTTCTCCTCCCCGTAGCTTTTGGCGGTGATGCCCTCGATGTACTTGAGCGTCTGGTCGCGCGCGTACTTGCGCACGTCCGCGTCCTTGGTAATTCCTTTGTCCTTCGCCTCCTGCTCGTACTCGAAGTACTTGGGCTGAAGAGCTTGAAACAACTTGATCGACCGCTCCTTGAACACACCCTGAAGCTTGTCCGTTCGACCACCGCTCGCCTGCAGCGCATTGACGAGCAGCTCCTCGGGGGTCGTGGCGATGCGGCCCTTCTCGTCGAATGTCTTCTCCGTCACGCCCCCAGCCTTCATCATGGATTCGAGGTTCTTGCGGTTCTTGATCGCGTCACTCGACAACTTCGCGATCATTGTCTGCGTCTCGGCCGGGTTTCCGCCGGTGGTGATGCCCACCTGCGCCAGCCCGAGAAGGCGGCGCTGCGTGTCCGTCTGCGAGCCCGAGTAGTTCGCGCTCGTCTTCGTGAGCTTGCCACCAACGCGCGCAAGGTCTTCGACGCCGACGGCGCCGAGGTTCGCCTGCATCATCACGCGCAAGAGCGTCTCGCGCATCTCTTCAGGCTTCATGCCTTGGTTCTGCGCCATGAGCATGCCCGCCGTGCCCGCGATATCTGTCACCTGCGCACCGGTCGCCTTCGCTACTTTGGCAAAGAACTCTTGGTTCGCCGCCGCCGCTTGGTAGTTGCCCGTGAGGTTGACGAACCGTCGCGTGCCCGCGATCACGTCCTGCATGTCCATCCCGGTCGCGGCGCTCGTCGCCTTCGCCTGAGCCATGATCGCTTTCGCGCCAGGGCGCGCGGTGCGGTTGGGAATGAACGCCTGGTTCGAGAGCAGCGCCGCCTCGCGCTCGATGTTGCCGCGCTGCTGCACCGCGTCCGCCACGGAGAACCCGCCACCGAGTTGCGCGAACATGCCGCCAACGCGCGCCGTCGTCTGCGCCACTTGGCTCACCCCTCGCGCCGCGCCCGAGACCACGTGCCCCGCCATGGAGCGCGCGAACCTGCGCCGGTCGTAATCGGCATTGCGCTCGGTGATGTGTTGCTCGCGCTGCTCTCGCCGCTGCCGCACCTGCTCCATGCGCTGCGCCGCGCGTTGCTCGTTCTGGAGTTGGCGCTCGGCCCACCGCTGCGCGTTGCGCGCGTCACGCTCGTTACGCCGTTCGACCTCGCGCGAACGCTTCTCGCGCGCGCGGATAATCGCCTGCTCCTTCCGCTCCTCGACCCGAAGCTCATGCTGCGCCGCGCGCTCGGCTTCGCGCGTGAGCTTGTCGTGGATGCGCTTGACCTCGCGGTCCATCTTCATCATCGCGCGGACCTTCGCCTGAGCCTCCTTCTCGACCGCGCTCTGCCGCTGCCGCGCACCGCGCTGCGCGATGTTCGTCTGCGCGCGGTCGCTCGCCGCCGCCGCCTGCTCCACGCTCTTGAAGGCGCGGTCGATCGCAGGCATGCCGCGCAGCAGGAACTCGATGACGACGGGTGCGGGCATCGGCGACTAGTCCTTGTCGGGGGCAGGCTCGACGTAGTCGAAGCATGCGCAGAAGCTGACGGAGCACCGCCCGTAGAAGGCGATGATGTCGGTGCCGCCGTCGTCGAGGTCGATCGCGACCGTGTGCTTGTGGTGGCTCTCGCGCTCGTGCCCGCACCGCTCTCGCGCACACGCCCGGCGCACGCTCACGGGTCGCTCGGCTCCTCCGCGTCTACCCGGGTAGACGCGGGTGCGTCGTTGGTGGGCGCGTCGTCGTCGTCAGCGTCGTCGTTGATGCCGGGCGGTATCGAGGATGCGTCGTCGCTCTTCCTGCTCTGCAGCCACTCGGAGACGAGCGTGCTCACGTCGAGCGGCAAGCCAGCAGAGGAGATGGCAATCCAGCAACTCGCAAGCCGGGACGCCAAAAAACTCACCAGGGTCCTCTGCGCTTCCCAGGAGAGCGAATCGAAAGGGTACGCGGAGCCGCCTTCGACGAGTCGCAGGATGAGCGCCTCGCTCTCCTCCTCGGTGAGGTACGCGCGAATGGGTCCGAGTTCGGCCTGCACCGTGCAGTAGCTCGCGAACAGGACACCGACCTCGTCGCTCGTCAACTCGCCGCGCATCGCCGCCGGGCTCGGGAACGCCGGTCGCTTCGGGTCTTGCGGATCGCGGCACGCGCGGAAGAGCACCTGCACCGCGGTCTCGTTCGTGAACGAGTGCGTGTAGCCGAGCGACTCCTCACCCTTCTTGACGGCCTCCTTCATCAACGCACGCACGAAGCGGTCGGCCTCGGTGTTGCAGGCCATCTGCTCCTCTTGCGTGAGCGGCCACACCAGCACCCTGCCCACGGGCGTGTCGGTCCCAGGCAGGTTGCGCGGCAGCGGGACCTCGCGCGAGGGCCGGGGCACGGCGGTGAGGGCAGCCCAGAGCGCGCTCGGCGCCATGGGTTCGGGCTTCTCCTCGGCGGCGGCTCGGCCGCGCGCCAACGCTTGCATGGTCATGTTGCGGGGTCCCTCCTTCAAGGGTGTGGTTTGCCGCCCCTGCGCGGGGGCTAGGCACGGCTCTAGAGCTTGGGGGCGGGGGGTAGCCGCAGCGCCATCGCGCGCGCGTCCTGGCACGTCCTGGGGGCACCGAGCGCCGTCGACATCAACGCGACTTCGGCCGACGCCCGCGCTCGAACACGCAGTGAGGTCCGGGTGGGAACCCCTGCGTCTGGCGTAGACGCGTTCGCGGACGTCGCAACATATCGGCCGGGACACCGCTCGACGCGGAGATCGACGTGACCTGGTACACCCCGTCCCCAAGATCCTGGAACCTGGCCCTGACCTGAGCCATCAACGAGGCGACGGCGTCGGCTGGGTTGTTGGTGATGTGCGACTTGAGGATCAGATGCGCGACTCGCAACAACGCTCGGCGCCGAACATCGTCGGGGCCGAGCGTCGCGAGCCTGAGCATGCGCCACGCCGACTCCAGAGTCGACCGCGCAAACACGCTCGTGACGTGCTTGCGCACGACGTCGATCTGCGAGAGGTCGACATCGTCGGCGAACGGGATCGCATGCGCCTCCAGCAGCGCGTCGACGATGGCTGCGTGTTGGCCATCAGCGTCGACCTCGAACGCATGCAGCGCCGCGCGCGGGTCGAAGTCCACCGCGCGCACACGTACCGCGATCTCACCGGCATCGAAGTACATGGACCACGCCATCACCGCATGCTCCTCGAACGTGGCCAGGGGGATGGCACCGTCGTCACGGGCCGCCGTCACCACGAGCACGGGGTCGCCGATGCCCGGCCAATCCACGCCAATCCAGCGGTCGCCGCAGCGGGTGACGGACGCGAGCACCTGCCGCACGTGTTCGAAAAAGTACGTGAGTCGTGTCCGCAGCGACCAGACGGGGCCGTACCCGTCCTCGTCGTAGGCGTTCCGGTCCAACACGTCCACGACCAACTTGTCGTCGATCTTCAACTCGAACTCGCCCCGCGTCGCCGTTGTCGCGATCGTCGGCACCGCGCATTCCCCATCGCCATCGGCCATGGCGACCAGTCTACGTCGCCGCGGGCGGGGGCGGCAAGCTGGGGGGCTTACCCGGGCCCGGTGGCGTGCCGGGCTTGGTGAGCAGCGGCACCGCGAACTCCTTGCCCGCGCGCAGGTTGTCGATGACCAGGTTGTGACCGAGCACCGCGAGCGCGAGCGCGAACAACCCCTCGATCGCCGCCTGCCTCCACGTCACACCGGTAGAGATGCGTTGGAGCACGGCCCCGGCGATGCTGAGCGCGATGGCGGTGCGCAGGCGCCACACCGGCGGGAGGTCGATTGGGATCTTCGTGTCGCTCTTGAGCAGGCGCACGACGAGCCCGATGACGAGGGCACCGAGCGGGATCCACTTGTGCGCGACGACGAGGGCGTAGAGCGCGGTGATCTCTTCGTTCATGACGGTCACTCCTTGAGGTCGACGGGGGCGCTGGGGCTTTTCGGGCGCAGTGGCAGGCGTCGAACCTTCTCGAACGCCAACTCGCGTTGCGCGCGCGCGTGGGAGATACCCTCTCGCGCAGCGGTGATGTCGCGCATGATGCCGGTACATTCGCGACACCGACATGTGCCCGGTCCTGCAGATACCCCGGGCCTCCGGGGTACGTGCACGAACCGGAGCGGGACGTGGAAGCGATGGGCGAGGCGCACGAGCCAACGGCTGAAGGGACTCGCCCATCGCGGACCCAGAGGTTGAGGCAACATCTCGGCGGGTGTGCGATAGGGGGTGGTCATCGCCTCATCCTAGCGCATGCGCACATGTTCTAGTCCACGCCAGCGTCGGCGGCTGCACCGCCCGCGCACGGGTCGGGCCACCGCGCGCCCTCGGGGCACGGCGGCGGCTTCGTCGTCGCGTCGTAGCAGGACGCGGTGGCGGAGAGCACGAGCGCGATGACGACGGCGTGCGCCGCCACCGCGAGCACGAGCGCGCGGCGCACGCTCACACCCAGTCCTTGTACTTGCCGCGGAAGTTGAACGAGAGCGACGACTCGGAGTTGACCGAGTGCTCGAACGTGTCGCTGATGATGAAGCCGCGCGCGGTGAGCTGCTTGCCGCCCGGACCGAGCACGCCGATCTCGACCTCCTTCAGCTTGGTCATGTAGCGACCGGGGTTCATCTCGAAGTCGGCGGAAGGTACGGCGTTGCGCACCTGGATCTCGACCATCGCCGCACCGGGGCTCTCGCCCGCGTAGCCGAGGGCGACGGTGTTGACCGGCTGCGAGTTGGTGCTGCGGTTGACGCTGACCTGACCCTCCTGCGTGAGGATCGCTCCGTCGACGAGAACGTAGGCGAGGGCGTAGAGCTGGAATTCGGACATGTCGATGACTCCTTGAAACAGAAAAAGGGCGTCGACGCGCATCGACCGCCGCGAACCCGGGAGGAGGGATCCGCGCTACCGCGCGGCCGGGCTTGAGGGGGGAGATGCGCGTCGACGCCCAGGGGGTGCCTTTCGTCGGCGGCGCGTGATGAAGGTGCGTGACTTGCGGTCAGGCCACCTGCGGAACGTGGATCGCGGACTGCAGGAAGTTGTCGATGGGGCGGAGCGGAACACGCACACCCATGCGGGTGCGCGGGTTCGTCTCGCGCTGCACCAGCGTCGCCTCCTTGATCTTGTCGACGTCCTGCAGCAGGTCGTTCCCGCTGTAGACGTCGATGAGGCCGAAGACGCAGTTGCGCAGACGCCGCGGCGTCAGCACGTTCGGACCAGGCTGCGGCGCACCGTCGGGCGCGTCGTCGCCGATGCGCATGCCGGGGAACTGCAGGCTGATCTTCGCGAGGAGGTCCTCGCCGAAGAAGTCGCAGATCGTGACCTTGTGCGCGTCGCGGATACGGTAGTCGTTGTTCGACCCGTTGAGCGAGCGCGTGGTGATGCGGTTGACGAAGTAGGTGGTGCCGTTCGGGTTGACGCCGATGGGCGAGACGCCGTTGTTGAGCGCGCTCTTGATGTTCGTCCGCGACGGGATCGCGCTGTCGAGGCGCGGGCGCGGCACGAGCCAGTACGGTGCCGTCGCGCCGTCGTTTCCGAAGCCCGCGAAGTTGGTGCGCGGGTTCGGCTTGACCTCGAAGAGGGTGACGACCGCGGCGTGGTTCGCCGCCAACTCCGCGCCCGTCCACGGCGACTTCTCGCTCCACACCAACTCGCCGCGCGCGCTGTTGCGCCCGGTCGCGATGGAGTTCGTGTTCGAGATGGTGTCGACGCTTCCGGCGATCCACCGCTGACGGATGCCGATGGTGGGCGCTGCGTTCGTGTTGATCTGCGCGCTGACGGCGTTGAGCTGCGTCGCGTCCGTCGCGGCGGGCACGATGTAGTAGTACTTCGAGTTGTTGATCGTCGAGAGCGCGGAGGTGTTGCTGTCCGCGGTCGCGCCGTCGGCGAGCGGGAGATCGATGGCGGTGGGGATGGTGAGCCCGATGTTGGGGCTGATGCCGGGCTGGTACCGGATCTCGTTCCCGCGCGGACCCTTCTGCCGCGCCGTGAGCGTGACGAAGCCCCACGTGCCCGTCGCCGTCGCGGCGGCGGTGACGCCCCAGTGTGACTGCTGGTTGATGGCGTTGGCCATGTTCGTGGCCGCCGTCGACGCGGTGTCGTTGGTGGCGATGCCGACCTCGATCACCTCGTCGTGCACGTACAGGCGCGCCGTGCCGTTGGCGGTGGCGGTGCCCACGAAGCGGAACGTGCCCGTCGCCTGCGAACCCGCGCTCTCGCTGACGGCGATGGCGCGGAGCGTGGTCGACTTGTTGACCTTCACGAAGCGCCGGAACATGCGGTGCAGCTCCGAGCCCGTGCCGAACAGGTCGATCGCGTCCTGCTCTGTCTGGAGCTGCACGACGGTGTCCGGTCCGTAGACGATCGTGTCGGCGGTAGCAGACCCCGTGCTGAGCATGTTGCCCATGAGGATGACCTCGATGGGCGAGCCCGAGCCCGCGGCCTCGCCTTGGGCGAAGTCGATGGAGAGGTAATTGCCCGGGGTCGGATCGTCAGCCGACAACCCCGGGACGACGATTGCACCAGGCATTATCTCTCACCCTTTCCGCCCCGACGCGGGGCCTCGTCCGACGACGGCGCAGCAGCGACCTCCGGGGAAGGGGGAGGACCCGGAGGCGCTGCCGCACTCTGCGCGTGTGCGCGAGCGCGCCACGCCTTGATCGTTTCCGTCGCCTCGCCGCCGAAGTCGGGGTCGAAGGGAACACCGACCGCGCGCGCCGTTTCGGCGTCGGCTGGCCAGAGGTCACCGTCGCGCGCCGCGCGCGCGACGTCGTGGTGGTAGGCGACCGCCTGCGGCTCTTCGGTGGGGCACCACCCCCACTCGCCAGGCGCCACCTCCTGCCACCTGCGACCGATGAACCGACGCACCGGGTGCGTGGGGTGCTCCTGCGCGTGGACGTCGGCGACGAGCGCGGTACCCCGCGCGTAGAATCTGAGCTGCATTCTTGGTCTCCTCTTGGGGGGTCACGGCGTCGTGAACGTGTACGCGCCATCGAGCACGTTCGACGCGTTGCCGTCGGCGTCGATCACTTGCACGTCGGCTGCGTACGTCGGCGACGCCTCGTGCTCGGGCGTGAGCCCGGTGACCGCGAACGGCGAGGCGACCACCACGCTCGACGCGTAGCTGCCGCCGATGAGCACCTTCGCCGGGGTACCCGGGCGAAAGCCCGTGCCCTGGACGGTGAAGGGGACGCTGCCCACCTTGCTCCCGCTGTCGGGTAGGATGGCGGTGATGACGGGCGCGGGGTAGCTGCGCGCCTCGACGAACTCCTCGACGACGTTGCCGCCGCTCTCGGTCGGGTCCATGTCGAGCGTCACGTTCGCGCCCTCGAACGTGTCGAGGGCGTCGGTAACGAGCGCGCTGCGCTCCTGCACGATGAGCTTGCCGCTCACCGCGCGCCACCACTGGTCTTGTCCGCCGTCGAGCATCTCGATGTCGAGGTAGCGCACGGGCCCGGCGATCATCTTCTGGATGCCGCTCTTGTCGCGCAGCGTCGCGCCCGCCTCCCAGGACGGGTCGAAGCTCTGCATGCCGAAGGTGCTCATCACCACCGCGACGGAGCGCAGGATGGGGTTGAGCTGCTCGATCTGCCGCGGCGTGAGCGGCGGCAGCACGTAGCACCATGTCCACGTGCTCGTGTCCTTCTCGAACGACACCGTGTGCTGGTCCCACCCCTCCTCGGTGCGGTACAGCGCGAGCACCGGGAACACCATGTCGTGCGCCTGCAGGAACGGCGACGGCTCGAAGTGCAGCGTGCGCTCCACCGCGCTCGGGAACCGCAGGCCTTCTAGCGCGGCCTGCGCGAGCAGGCGGTCGCCGACGTACTCCCTGATCACCGTCGCGAACAAGTCGAGCGCGTAATAGACCGCGGGGTCGGCGTCGCGCAGAAGCGAGTTGGTCGTGGCGCTCGTCAGCGGGTATTCGACGCCGCCGTGCTTCCACCGCTGCAAGCCGTAGGGCACCGCTCTACCTCAACGCGTTGGTGATGTGTTGACCCATGCGCGCGTCGAGGAACCGCTCGACCTCGGCCGCGGCGTCGCGCATGAAGTGGGTGGGCTTGGTGCCGGGGTGGTTCACGCGCCGCGCGAACCTGAGTTCGCCATGCCACACGAAGCGAAGGGCGCGGGCGCGGCGAGCCTCGATGACGTGCGGTTTGGTGCCTGACTCGACGAAGCGCGCGTGCGGCGCGCCTGCCACGAGCCGCCACCCCCATTCACCGCGGGGCTCGCGGCCGATGCTCTTGCGCAGCGCGGTCGTTCGGTCCTTGAACTTGGTGGTCGCCTTCGCGTGCGCGACGCCGAGGGCGACGCCCTGCCCGAGCGTCTGCTTGGCAGCGATGCGCACCTGCTCGTTTGCGCGACGGAGCCAGCGCACGAAGGCGGATGTGTCGACCTTGACCTCGATCACCGCCACCTCCACCAACGCCATAGGAGGCGCAGCGCCTCAGCCGCGATGAAGACCGCGAACACGATCAGCACCTGCACGTCCGCGTCCCCTACGCGCATGGTTCACGAGTAGTCGCCCCACGAGCTGCCCCACCGCGGAGCGGGCAGCGCCGTGCCGGTGGGCCCCTCGAAGATGCTGCCGCCGACGGTGGCGTGCGACATCGCCGTCGCGCTCACCATCTGCATCGAGGAGATGTACCGCTTCATCTGCTCGACCGCCTGCTCGTAGAAGACCGTCCACGGCTGCTCGCCGGTCGCGCGCACGATGTCGGGGCGGCGCCGCACGCTGTAGGCGATGCCGAAGTCGAGCGCGGCGAACTTCACCTCGTCGGGCACGGTCGCCAGCGGGAGCGTTACCGCGGCACCACCGCCCGCGCTGCTGCCGATCTTGCGCAGGAAGCTGTCGCACATGGCCGAGCCGTAGGCGATGCACGCGGCGACGGCTGCTTCGTCCGCGCTACCGTCGCGGTCGTCGTCGTAGATGGCCTTGACGATCGCAACGCTGAGCGCGTTCTCTAGGTCGGTCTGCGTGAAGTAGCCCACGGCCCGCCTCCTCACGCGCGTCTACCCGGGTAAACGCGGCCGTCAAAAGAAGAAGGCGCGGGCACCCGGGGAAGGGAAGCGCCCACGCCTTCAGAGGATTTCACCGTACGTCGGTCGCGACCCGCATGTCAAGGCGGGTCGTTGTGGCGCACTCCGCAGGATTCGAACCTACAACGCACCAGGTGTATCGCCCGGCCGCTCTGCCATTGAGCTAGGAGTGCAGGGTGTGCGGGGGTGGACTTGCACCACCGACCTCGACGCGGGCCCCGAAGGACCGGTGCCGCGCTCTGCTACTGAGCTACCCGCACGCGCATCAGCGTACTCGCCTCACCGCAGGAGGGAGAAGGTCGCGACGTGGCGACGCACTTCCTCCTTTCGGCGGGGAGAAACCCCGATGGCGAGTAGCTGCCCTGCGTATGGGCCCTCGCTCTCGATGATGAGTCGGTGCTCGACGTGCGCGCGTCTCAGCACGTGGTCGAGGCGCCAGAGCGCAAGCTCGTCGTCGGCGACAAGCGCGATGGCGTGCGTGCCCTCGGGCAGGTTGCCGGGGCTACTCTCGCCCGCGGCGTGCACCAGGTTCGCGGCCTGGATGCCGCGCGGCAGGTCCGCGCGAACGATGGCGTAGTGCGTCAGCGGGTTCGGCGCGGGGCGCGCGCCGTCATACCGAGGAGGGCGTCGTCATGCGCGAGAAGGTGAACACGCGCGGCGCGCGCGTCAACCCCTCCTCGCGTGCGAAACGAACCCCGCGCGCGTGTTCGTTCGGGGCGCGGATCCTAGGCGAGCACTTGGGGGCACGCCCTCGCCGGGCGTGTGCAGGAGCATGGGCGGGCAAGCGGTAAGGAAGCGCCCCGCTCGCCCGCCATGGCTCAGTCGATGCGCGAGAGGCACACGATGGCGTCACCCACCTCGACGGGTAGAACCAACTCGTCGCCGGGCTGGTGCGTGACCCCGTTGCGGCGGAGCGCGCCATGCGCCCACACGCGGTACCGCGCCGCGCCTGGGGGCGGCGTGGGCGCGTTTTCGGGCGCGGCGGGGGGTGCGGGCGCCACCGATGCCTCGGGCGCGTCCTGGGGCGTCTGGGTGGGCTTGGTGGCGGTGCCCGCTGCCTCCGCCTCCCGCGCCCGCGTGCTGGGGCTGGGGGGCGTAGGCGGTAGGTCGCTGTCGCTGTCGGCGGCGAGCCGCTCCGGGTCGACGACGGTGTCGGTGTCCGGAGCGGTCTCCTCCTCAGCGGGTCTGTTCGGGTGAACGCGGGTGCGAGCCATCACTCACCTCAGGCGGCGGTCGCCGACTTGATGATGTAGCCGCCGAACGAGGCGACGCTCACGATGTCCTCGCTCACCGCGTTCTTCACGTAGTAGCCGCCGCTCTTGCCCGCCGTGGCATCGAACCACTCGGTGACGACGGGGTCGCTCGCCTTGCGGAAGCGCGCGGCGAACGACGCCGTGCGCCGCGAGGGCGCGCGGGCGACGCGGACGAGGCCGAAGTCGAGACCCCAGATGCGCGAGTAGCTCGCGGTCTGGCCCTCGTTCGCGGTCTGCTTGCGCGCCTCGCCGACGAGCAGCCCGGCGAGCCCGAAGTAGCGCGCGATGCCCTCGGGCGTGAGCAGCCCGTTGGTCGTGTACTTCTGGAGGTCGAGCAGCGTCGGGTGACGCGCAAGCACGTTGAGGACGTTGATCGAGCAGAAGCCCAGCACGTCCGTCGCGCCGGGCCCGTTGAAGAGCGCAGCCTTCGCGGTCGTGATGTCCTTGATGGGGTCGCCGCCACCGGCGCTGTCCCACTGGTCGGAGCCGCTCAGCGTCACGCTGTTGCCGCTGCCGTAGTTCGCCGTGGACGTGAGGAACGCGGCGTCGCGGATCTCGCGCTTGCGCGCGATGTGCTCGGCCAGCTCCATCACCATGTCGGCGCGCTCGTCGAACGGCAGATCCTGGTTGTCCAGCGTCTCGTTCGAGACGAAGTTCTGCAAGCCGTAGTCCTTCAGCGTGTACGTCGTCGACTGGCGCGACGCGCTGATCTCGTTCGCCTGCGCGCGGTCGTTGGTGATGAGGTCGGTCGGCGACTCGAACATCTCGCGCTGCGGGTACACCGCGAAGATGTCGCTGCGCTTCTGCACCGGCACCGGGAGGATGAGCCGCTCGCCGATGTAGCTGTCGTTCGCGTACCCCGCGCTGAGGTTCGAGAGGTACGTGTTCGAGTGCACGGACGCGGCGCTGACACCCTTGGTCACGCGCACGTCGGCGAACGACCCGTTGAGCGCCGCACGCGTCTCCGCGTCGGCGAGGTCGGCCTGGAGCTGCTCGACCTGCCGGTCGTGCTTGAGCCCGCGCGCCGTGCGCTGGATGTTGGCGATCTGGTCGCCGGTTGCGATGCGGTAGAGCACGTCGCCGCTCTGCGTGCGCACGACGTTCGCGTTGGGGTCACGGGGGTCCATCTTGATCTCCTTGCTGCTCATGGTCACGCCGCTCCTGCCGCGAACGCGCCGAGGCGCACTTCGACGAAGTCACCGTCGACGCCGGACTCCAGCGCCTGCCCGATGAGGTACTTGACGGTGGTGCCGCCACCGAGCGTCTGGTTCTCGAAACCGTCGGTGCCCGCGATGAGGTACTCACCGCGCGTGACGGTGCCCGATGCCTTGCACCGGTAGGTGCCACCGTCGGCGAGGGCGACCTCGACGCGCGACGTGCCCGCGGTGTTGCCGGTGACGCTCTCGGTGGCGACACCGATCACCTTGCTGTTCGCCGTGGCGACGTCGACCTCGTCGGCCGCGGAGAGGTAGACACCGACGCCCGCCACGATGACGGCGCTCGCCTTGACGTTATATCCGGCGAAGGTGACCTTGCCGGGCTTGCTGCCGCTCGTGCTCATTGCGCGAACCTCGCTTCAGATGGGTTGAGAGATGTGCGCTTGGAAGAGCGCCGATGGGCGAGCGTGATTGCTCGCCTGGTTGCGGGGGTCGGAGTCGAACCGACTGCCTCCGGGTTATGGGCCCGGCGCGCTACCGTTGCGCTACTCCGCAGCAGAGCCCGTCGCTTGCGCGCGGGCCCTCACGTCGTCCAGCTCCTGTTGCAGCCGATCGACGTCTTCGTTCGCGATCCACCGCCGCCCGCACGCGGTACACGTGCGTGCCGGGAACTGCGGCAGCACGTACACCGCGCCGCGGTGGGCGATGGCTCTGGGGGTGTTCTCGACCTTGCCACCGCACGCGGGGCACGATGTCACGGGGTCGCTCAGGCGTCGCGCAGGCGCGCGGCCAACTCGTCGACCCTGCTCGCCCCGTTCGCCTTCGCGAGAGGGGCGACGCGCGCGGCGAGGTGCATCGGCGCGCGCTGCTCGATCATCTTGGTGAAGAGCGCCGGGTTCGTCTTGCGCAGCTCGACGAACATCTCCTTCTCGGTCGGGGCGATCTTGTCGCCGACGAGCGCCTCGACCTCCTGGTCGATGGTCTTCGCCTCCAGCTCCGCGACGGTGGTGAGCGCGGCGTCGCGCTCCTTGGTGAGCGCCGTGCACTGCGCGTCGAGCGCGGCCTTCTCGATCGTGAGCGCGTCGAGCGCGGCCTTGTGTCCGTCGCGCTCCTTCACGACGGCGTCGAGCTTCGTCTCCGCCGCCTTCAGCGCGGCGTCGGCCGCGCCCTTCTCGGTGTTGAGGGCGTCGATCTTCGCCTGCATCTCCTTCACGTCCATGGCACTCTCCTTCGCGTCGTCGCGCGTCTGCGCGGGGTTGGTCGCGCGCGCGGGCGCGGGGGTCTCGGTCACCACGATGGGCGCGCTCGACTTGAGCGCGCCCTTCATCTTCATCCGGGCGAGGGCTTCGTGGTTCGCGGGCACGGGCACCACCGACACCTCCTTGAGGATCGGCTGCCGCCACACCCACACGTCGCGCCCGTCGCGCATCTCGTAGCTGCCGTTCGTCGGCTGGAACCCGACGCTGACAGCGCGAAGCACGCGCTCCTGCACCAGCTTCCACACCTGCTCGGCGAGCGGGTTCGCCTCGGCGCTCGCGAACTTGATCGTGACCACGAGCACGCCCAACTCAACCGCGATCTTCGTCGCCTGCCCGATGGGCAGTTCGCGCGAGGCGTGCCCGTAGAGGATGACGGGGTTGGACTTGAAGTGCTCCAGGTTCCAATCCTGCTCGACGATGTCGCCGTGGCTGTCGACCGCCGACGTGCTCGCCACGAACTCGGCCGTGCGTAGCTCGGCGTTGACCAGCTTGCACACGAGCGCGTCGTCGCGCGTGATCATCTCGCACAGCGGGTCGCGGCGTTCGTGCACGCGCATGCCGTCGGCAAGGTCGTTGGTGGCAAGGCTCATTCGTCGGGCTCCGGGTTGTTATCGTCGAGGTCGCGCTCGATGAGCGACGCCTTGAGTAGGTCGCGCGAGTCATCGGCCCGTAGCTCGCGGTCGAGGTACGGGCGGTCGTATGTGGCGCGGTGTTGCCCACGCCTGATGTAGATGACCTCGGGTGCGCGCTGAGGTGCAGGCGCCTTCCACCGCTTGCGGCGGCGAGGGGGCGGGGCGTTCATCGGCCGGTGCCTCGGCGGCGGCGGCGTGCGCGGCGTGCGCGGCGTGCGGCGACTCTCAAGTGCACGGGGTCTGACGGGGGCGGGGGTGTAGCTTGCGCACGAGGTAGCGGGGCAACCCCGCACGCCCCACCGGCGGCGGTGGCGGCGAGGAGGTCGAGACGCGCGGCAGGTGCGCCGCCGCTGCCGTGCCCCGCACCATGCGCGGCGGCGCGGGGCGACGTAGCCCGTAGGACCACGACCGTCGCCCACGCCATGCCTGCGCGCGGGCGCACCCGCGGTGCGGGCACATCGATGATGGTGGCGACGGCGGCGCCGGTCGCGGCTGCGTGCGGCGGTTGCGCCGCCGAGGTGGGCAGTACAGCGAGGGCGCGCGCCTGTCCTCGGGCACCCGCCCGCGGGGGGCGAAGGCGGATCGTCGGCAGAGCCCCGCGGGCGAGCGCGGGGATGCGCGACGGGCGCGGGCGCAGCACCCGGTCACCGCCGACGGTGAGCACGCGTGCATCGTCGATGACGTCGCCCGGCGATACCGCGCCACCACCGAACGCATTGGCGAATGTGTGGGCGGCGAATGTGTGGGCGGCGAAGGTCCCGAGCGGCATATCAGTCGAGGTCGTAAACGACGTCGGTGCGGTTGCCGTCAGCGTCGACGGTGACGACGACGCGGTTCTTTGTGTCGTCGACGTTGCGGAAGACCTCGATGCCCGACTGCGCACCCGAGACCTTGGAGCCGATGATGGCATTGAGCAACCGCATCGCCTGCGCGGCGGTGATGGTGCCGTCGACGACTTCGGACCAGATCGCGGAGCCGATGGTCGAGATCGCAGCGTCGAGGTTGTCGACCTTCGCTGCGCGCGCGGTAGTGTAGCCCTGCGCCGTGAGCGCAGCCTGAACCGTAGCTTGGTCGACGCCGCCGAGCGCAATCTGGTCGACGAGGTTGGACACCTTCGTTTCGGTGTGGACGTTGTACGCGCCGAGGGTCGGCACGAACACTGACTGGTCGGCGATGCCCGTGAGCACGTCCTTTGCGACGATGTTGCCGACGACCTGGAGCTTGTGCGCGTACTCGTTCGGGCGGATGCGCCAACCGTTCTCCAAGAAGAACGTCGAGCCCGCGGCCTCGGTGAGCGTGAACGACTCACCGCCGATGACCGTGAACGCGGGCGGGTAGCCGAGGCGCGCGGGGTCGGCGAGCAACCAGTCTTTCCACTCGCTGTAGATCTCGCGCGCCTGAAGCACGACCACCGCCGGGCTTCCGTAGTTGATGGGGATGATGCGCAGCGCGATGGGGTCGAACGTGACGATGTCGGCCATGCGTCTACGCCATCCTCTCGTTCGTGCCGCGACGGTAGATGCGCCCGCCCGTGAGCTTCGCCCCGTTCACGAACAGGAGCTGCGTCCACACCTCGGCTTCAAGCACGCAATCGTCGGGCGTGCCCGGTGAGACGTCTCGGTGCCGGAACGGCATCGGCGTCGACATGTGCACCAAGTTCTCCAACGCGTCGACGACGGCGGTGTAGAGCTGCGCCACCGTCGTCGTGCGCTGCACGACGATCCGCCCAGCGACGAGGTTGGTGAAGTCGAAGGTGTCGTCGTTCACGGGTTGCTGTAGTTCCGGTCGGCCTGCTGCCCCGGGTTGAAGTTCTGGTTGACCGTGAACGTCACGTTGTTCGTGCGCTGGTAGCCGTAGCCCGGAAGGACCGTGACGATGTCGACGGCAACGCCGCTCGGGACCGAGACCGCTTGCGACGTGGACGCCGCCGACTCGACGCCGTCGATCTCCGCGCCCGTGGCGTTGTTGTAGACGCGAACCTCGGTGCCCACTTGGATAGGAGTCACCGTTACCGTCACCGTCGAATTGACGGTCGTACTTGCGCCCGCACCGTTGCGGATGCTCGGCGTCGTGCCGCCGGAGATGTTGAGGGTGACGGCCCCGCCGCTGTTGTTGTAGATCGCCTCATTCCCGGTGCTGCCGTCGCTCGCCGCGTAGCCGCTGAACGAGTTGCCGGTGAACGTGTACGTGCCCGCCGCGCTGATCTCGATGGCGTGCTTGGTTCCGCCGGAGACGAAGGTGCAGTTGGAGATCAGCCCCGGGTTGTCCGCGAGGAGCGCCTTGACGCTGTCGCTCGTGGCGCTGAAGGTACAGCCCGTGATCGTCGCGCCGTTCTGCGTGACGAGCCCCGACGAGCGCCACGTGCACGTCGTCGCCGTCACGCCCGCGCGCAGCGTCGAGATGCCGAACGAACCGAACGAGCAACCGGTGAGCGCGCTCGTGGTGCTCGCGTTGTTGAAGACGAGCCGCCCGGGGTTGTTCGT